TAGGATCTATATAGTAGTTACCCTAATCATCTTTCAGATTTGAATTATTACCTCTAAAGTCCCAAGTCTATGCGTGTTTCTCATTAGCCTAATTGACATAATCTTCATACGAACTATCAGGATTACTAATGCGTACATTAGGAGAGGCATTAAGTATAGCTGGAGTATTGTCTCCTACCATATGACCAACACCTTCATGCCAAGTATTAGCAGGTCTTAGTGAAGTATAACTGTGAGCTTTTTTTGGATTAGCAAAACCCTTAGTACCTTTTTCCTTAAGTATATTAAGCTATTGATTAATCTGAGCATCCGTAGGATTATAACCCTATCCTACCATATTATCTCTCATAGCTTCAGTAGGGGTTTTCCATGTAGCTTTATCTATATTAGATAATACACTGCCTAATTTATCTCCTCCTATCTAATCTGAATATTTTGGATTCTTAGCTCTCTCAGTATACCAATAGTTTGCAAAGTCTTTTTGATATTCATTCTGATTCTAGAACATCTTGTTGTAATCAGGTCTTCCATCTACTAAAGACTCTTGCATTATATCTCTTCTAGTCTTACGCTGAAACTCATTCACCTCTCCACCATATTCATAGGAGTTTCTAAGTCTACGGCGTTCTCTTACTTTCTTTTTAGCAGATTCAGGTAACTAGTTATAATATTTTCCTTCATCAAGAGGTACAAAGCCAGTTCTTTGAACAAAAGGAGTACCTGCCTTATCTAACTGTCTTGACAACCATCTTATTGGTCCAATATACATACTAGAAGCTCCCTTATCCTTAGTATCAGTAGGGCCATAATCATTCAAATCGTATGCTCTCTGATAGAGTTTGTCATTACTAGCATTGTAGTACAATACAGAATTATAACTACCAGCATGAGGTAATTCTGGAGTATATTCACCTAGAGGTAATGTTCCTACTGGAATTAAATTACTTCTTTTAATAGTTGTGTCAGAATCAGCAATATACTCATACACAGGTACTTCTCCATGAATTTCTTTGTGATAGTTAGCAGCTCTTCTTACAATTCCATAGGGGTCTTCCTCACTGTTAGTATCTACTACTCTATAATTAGGATTCTTTGTCATCTGCTTCTTTTGATTTTCAGGAGATAATAGAAACACTTCTCCTGGATCATATGGAGTTTCGTCTACACTCTTTATTGCATCTGCTATAGGTTCTACAAGTGGCGCTTCAACTGGAGCTAATACTGGGTCATTCTGAGTTTGATGTATAGTATAATATGCGGCAGCTGCTATAGCTGGTGTTCTTCTTTCCTTATTGAACAACATATCAGCAAGTGAGGCAAATACCTAACCAACACCTAAAGCATGTCTGCCACCATTCTGATAGGCTTGTACTTTCCAATCCCAATAGTCTTTACCGGGATTATTCTCCCGGTAAGACTTTAGGTTCTGCATTCTCTATTTAAATGCTTGTTTATCCATAATTCAATCATTTACTACCTTTTCCGCCTTTTCCTTTTTTACCGCCGGATTTCTTTCCACCACATGCCATAATTATTTCTCCTTTTTACTTTTATAACTACCTATTTTTAAATACTTAAACCACGCATAGTGCTTACGCTCTTTACAATAGTTTAGGTTCTTATCATTATTGTGTGCTTCTTCTTCGAAGCTAACATCGTGATATCTATCACTCTGTTTATTCCATTTACAGGACAGCATTATACAAAGATATTCTATAGCATACCATAAGTAGAAACCAATCCACAACATTTCTTGCATCTATTTCAAATGGATTTTCTCATGGTTATACTCTGTCATTGTTACTACAGCATCATTTCTCTGAAATATAATACCAAAGAAGTTCATTAATTTATATCCTTTAAATGGTATAAATTTATTCTTAATTATCTTCATGATTATTTCTTACTTCTAGCTGCCTCAGCATTAGTTTTGTTCTTCAAAGCTGTTTTAGCTTTGAGTTGTTCTCTCTTATATGCTTCTGCATCTTTTTGTTTCTGTAATTCCATTTCTTGCTTCATTTTCTGCTTTTCGAGCTCAATCTTCTTATTCTCAATTTCACGTTTCATTTCCATTTCACGTTTCTTATTATTGAACTCAAATTGTTTAGAAGCAATATCAGAATTTACCTTTTGTTGTTCAATGGCTTGTTTACCTATTTCTATAGGATCAGGTATTCCATTCATATCTTGATCCATATTCTCGGCACCTCTATAAGCATTTAATTGAGCAACAGTTATCTTAGTAGCATTATTAGAATCAATTTCATATTTCTTAAGATCCATTTCAGCTTCCTTAAGCATAAGCTCTTCTTCTTTAATTTCATTCTGAATTTGAGCCATTTGCTGTTCACGTTCTGCTTGAGCTTGTTCCATAGCTTGTTGCTGTTCCATTCTCTTTTGCTCTATTTCTTCAAGACGTTGCTTAATCATACTAACGTTGTCCATAGTAATAATTTCAGCAATATCAAGTAAGCTAGCACCATTCTGCATAGCAGGTTGCATAAGCTGTTTAAGAGCCTCTACCTATTGTTGATTCTTGGTTGTATCATCTACAAATACATCCATATCTTCATAGAAGAATTCATCAGATAGTGTTATAAATGCTCTAGTAGCATCATCTAATATATAATGAAGACAACGCTTATTATCTTTCCATGCTACTTTTGATGTATCTAGAAGCATAGTAAGAGCTTCTTTCTTTACCTAATTGTGTACCCAGAACCAAGGCTCAGTAATATGAGCAGATTGTACCACAGAACGTTCTACATTACCTACTAATTCATTAGACGCAATAGAACCCTCACGTTGTTTACTTACTCCTGAGATTTCAGATACCATGTCTTCAATCTTATTCATTAGATTAATATACTAATCAATAGTATTAGCCATACTTAAATCTAATGCCTAGAACTGATTGAACTACGAAGGCTTACCTCCCTCACGACCAGGTATATCCCAACCTTCTTCATATGGATTAATAAAAACAACACCTAAAGCTCCTAAGTAATGCATCCACTTATTTACATCAATACCCATAGATTTAGGTATCTAAGTAACATCAATAACTGGTACTTTACCTTTATCTCTAGACATAGCCAACTCGAGACGATACCAGAGTACAATATACATGTATTGTAAAGGTTTCATCATACTTACTAATGATCTAGGAGAACTATTGGTATTATTATATACTACTCCTGTATAAGGTAATTTCTAAGAGTTTAAGTTATCTGCAGATATGTGTTGATATTCAAGTGGTTGTATACCTATATATAAATCTTCTCCCACTCTATATCCTTCCCACACTTCTATAATCCAAGACCATTCTACATTTATTTCTAGTCCTGTAACTTTATAGGATTCGTCTACTTGTAATTCATCAATCTCGCCAGTTTCAGGGTCCTAATATGTGACGAATCCTATCTTTTTAAATGACTTCCAACAGCAATGCCATACATTAATATTATCACTACCTTCAAATGGATTAGAAGTAAACCCATTAATAGTATGTGTTTTAATATGTGGATAGTCTAAAGATGTCTTTCTTACTTCTGGATTAATACCACCTCTACTAGTGTTTTCAATCATCTCAAGCAACTCATTCAATTGCTTTTCAGACATTTTGTCATAGAATCTATCATATATCTCAGTAGCTGACATAATCATCTTACGACAGCACCAATCTGAGTCGTGTATAAATTCTAAATCTGCAGTCTGATCATAACTAAAGTATAAAGGATTTACTCTCTCTAAGTAAGGATTGCCGTTAATAATACCTACATAGTATATCTCTTCTCCAGCAATTAAAGCATCTTTCCATCCTTTATAGAACTCATGAGTTATATTGAGTTTGTTCTTTAAATAGTTGAGGCTATGATATGCAGTAGTTTCAGCAATATCCTTATAGTCTTTATTCAAATACTTTTGAATCTATTCGGGAGGCATTATTTCTCCAGACTATATAGCTTGCTGAAATCTCATAGCCTCTTCGGGACCCATATTAGCCATGATCATACCCATTATATAATCGGTAAGCATCTACTTAGCTCTCTCTTGTATGTCACTAGTAGCATTATCACTAGTACGTACAACTCTAAAATTAAAGGGTCTCTTAGTTTCTTCTCCAAGTAATAAGTCAACTTTAGGCTTAATTATGTTATAATCCTGTGCAGTAGCTGGGAAACCATCTTTCTATTTAAAAGGGTTAGTAACATAAAGTAAATCCTTTTCATTATAGATACTATTGTATAAATCATAGTATGTCTACATCTCTTCATATCTAGTACGGCCATTATTACCACTGCCACTACTAAATCCAGATTTACCGATTATGTAATTTACGCATGCTTCTTTCCAGTCCTTTGTCTTCTTTGACATAGGTAGTTTCTATACTGGAAATGAACCAATATTTTTACTTATCATATTCTGTTAATTAAATGTATATACATCTTCATCGACTTGATTATAACTATCGTCATAGCTATAATTATCATAAGTAAATAGAGGACCGTCGAATAATAGTCGTTCTCTATTACTTTTTTTCTTCTCTTTAACAACTACATTATATAGTTGTTCCCGATAAATCATTACCTGCATCAACGCCATGACACGGTCAAAGTTACCTATATCGTTGTAACCTATAAGTTCTTCTAATAGCGGTTCTGACAGTATCTCATGCAGGTTTTTATGCCCTGGGGATTTTTCCTCATTAAGCCAGTCTTTGATCAATCCTTCACCCCATTGCTTTATCTACTTATTCATGTGGCAACCTTTCTTACGCTAAACTTTAGAATTGCCAACAATATCAGATATAATGTCTGGCTAATCAGCCAACAAGTAGTCACAATGCTTAGCAGTAAAATATGGAAACAGGCCTTTGCGCTCATTTTCATACATAATTCTACCATTGTAATAAACCGCTAATTTACGTAAATTTTCATAGTATTCTTCTGCTGTAGAAGGTCTTCCAGTGTATTCAGCTACAATTATATCGTAATAGTTTTCAAAGCCCTAAAAACGCTTATAAACAAATGTAGAACCTAAAGAATTAGTACCTGACTAATCGTGATCATAAGGGTCTACTCCAAGTATATATAAACCAATAGGAGCATCTTTTACAGGATGTTCCCATATTACTATAGAACCAGTAGGATCATCGTCTTTACCTAGTGGGTATTTAGTAATATCACCTTGTTTCTTTACTATCCACTTTAAGGATCCATCAGATTCCCACACTAAATCCCCTATTTGTTTATGGTTGGTTAACTTCTTATTAGTGCGTATTCTTGCTAATTGTTCTTGTAGTTCTTTCTTAGGAAATATGTTACCATTGAATTCCAAACACGCTTCAGCAGGAGTAATAGGACGTTCCGCAATATATCTATCTACGGCTACAGAATTAGTAGAATTCTCAATAACTATCTTTCTTTCAGACAGTATATACTCCCTTGCTTTATAGGTCAGAGTATTACCATCATTATCCATATACAGACGATTACCTTTATCGTCACGTATATCCATGTTGGCATACTAAGGTATAAAGAATCCGCATTTAGTGTTGTCTACTGCTTCATCCCAGATGTTATTAAGTTCGAGGCAATTAAATCCTTTTGGCTTATAAAACATCTCTTTAAGTGTAGCAAAGTTAGAATCCGTATCACCACCTGTACCATATGCAATCATAGTACCAAATGCTATGCCGTCTGTCTCTACAGAAGGTCTAGCAATTTGCCATGCCGCACTTAATTCTTTAAAAGAACCGGCCTCTTCAAACATAATAAGATTAGCAATCTTACCACGTACTACGTCTGGATTATCTTTCAAAGTAACTCCAATGATTTCAGACTTATAACCTACTTCAATCTTATTACCGTATTCATCAGTAACCCACATACCTGCTCTACGTCTAAGCTGAGTACTAACAGATCTCTTTTTACTCCATGCAGTATGTTCGTCAATAAAGTCCATGTAACCCCAAGCTTTAGTAAGAGTACCATCATCTGTCAAATACTATTTATTAGATGCATATACATATGACTTAGAATCAGGTATTAAATAGTAATTACGACATAGCATAGCAGCACATTTGTATGAGTAACCCTTACGTCTGGATTTCAATACACACAAATGTTTACCCTCTTCTTTGCATTGTTCTACACATTGGAAGTAGTAATAGTCATAATCCCAGAAATCAGGGAATGTAACAATGTGTTCTGACTTATTCTTACCATCCACTATACGATTAACCTAACGATAAATAGGACAGTAATTTAAATAAAAATAGTTATAGCCACTAATGAAATCTCCATCATCAGCAGTATAACCATTAATACATTTCTGCTACTCTTCCTGCCAGAAACGCATATATTCAGCCGTACCTTTAGGGTACGGACAATATGAGCCAGTTGCTATAAACTATAGTGCTGGCTTTCTAAATTTATTACTATTTAATATCCTTTTGTTAAAATCGACCATGTTTAACTATAATAAAAGGGGCACGTTTCACAACGGACCCCTTCTCTTCAAACCTTAAAACATTTTTATGAAAAAATTTAAAATTAGTGCAAAAAGCACTAGAAATAGCTCTCTAGGTTATACCAGACCCTAGGAACTGGCCGACTTACGATTCGGACCTTCATTAGCTGTGTTTACTGTTAATTACTCAGTAAGTGACTTAGGTAGTTACGTTGTATGCGCGCCATACTTCAGTTAGTTATTGGTAGCCCCACTAGGATTCGAACCCAGACTAAGAGGGTTAGAGCCTCCTGTGCTAGCCATTACACCATAGGGCAGTAAGATGTGGCTTCTTTTTAGACGCGCCACATAACGTCGCTGATTGAATATGTTTTAACCTTATTTCTTAAACCAACCTTTGATACGTTTGGTAATTCTCTTATACCAAGGCTTAATTACCTGGCGTGCAGCTTCACATTCTGCAATTGCTTCTTCTACTGTCTTATTATCATCTGTCAGATCTACTATTATGTCTGGCAGTTCATTAGTCTTTTTCATAATCTCTTAAATTTGTTTATCTAAACGATAGTGTTATTTTTTTGTATCTTTGCAGTGTTATTTTCTAACACCAGTGGGTAATTCGAAAGGATTAATCTTAGCATCACCTTTAACCCTAGTAGTATCCATTTCTCCAGCTTTAACTGCTTTTTCCAAGAAGTCTAGAGTAACATATGTATCTTTTACTTTAGCAAATCCTGCTAAGTATTTCTCTATCTTCTTTTCATCTAGTTCCTCTTCAAGACTATCGTGATAGTATTGAGTAAAAGTATCTAGTTTGAGTCTAATACTATTTAACATTGCAAGAGTACGAGTATATTGTAATCTCTTAAATGTATCTTCAGCTATTAGTTCATCTGGAGTAAGTTGATAACCTTCTGGGAAAAATTCTTTCTTTAATGCTTCTTCTAAGATATCCTCGGTCATACTAAGTACATATGGACTATCCCATTTATTCTTAAAGACTATATAACTGATAACTGCTATAGCATGTTGTTTATCAGCCTTGTCTTTTTCCCATATTTTCTTAAATGCTGGAATAGCTAATGCGTCTTCGTGTATTGTTACATTACCACCTAGAATATCAAATAATTTCATTTATACTCTTTTTGAATTAGAATTAGGTGCTTTACATTCACAAGATTTCTCTTTTCCCAATTGCTCTTCTTTATATGCTGCTACTTGTTCTTTAATCTCAAGTATTACGGCTAATAATTCAGGTGAATCAAATACAATAGGACGTTTGATGTATTCACCTTCCCAATTACGAATTACACCGATAATTTGCCCTTTCTTATAGGGGATATATCCTCCTACGCCATTATTAGTTATCTCATCAATGATAATTCTACCATCGTCCTCAGCGATTCTAATATCACTAAGTTCATAACATGATCGTTCACTTTTATACTTAAGATCTTCAAACGAATCTCCTATTAATGTAAAGTCTAAGTTTTTTCCAATTATAGTTTCCATATTAATCTATTCTATAACTTGTATAATATTCTTTTTGTAATCGTGCTAGTATTACTCTAGCTTGTTTCTCAGAGCAATTAGGATTTACATATTCTGGATCCATTTGATACTTCTCTATCATTCTTTGATAAATCTCCATTTCCTGTTCCAGACTTTCCTTTGTTATGTTCATCTTCATATCTCCTTATCAGATTATTAACTAATATATTTAGCGTATGAAAATCAGTACTACCTGTAAAATGTACACAAGGTATTACATCTTTATCGATATTGATTCCAAATATATCTTTCTGTATATCTCCTAATGAGCTAATATCATAATATACATCGTGATTTCCGTCATTATTTCTGCATATATACTCAGCTTTGATATTATAGCGATTGTAAGTTCTATTGCTTAGCTCATGCCCTAAATTATCAAGCTTTTCTCTTATCTCAGATTCTTCCTTTTTTTGACACTCCTCAATATTTTCTCTATTTTTATGTTCCTTTTCAGAAATCATACTATCTATATCGAGTATATCTAATAAGCTATTGCAATCATCAATCTTCTTAGATATGCGGTTATTGAGTTTGTCAATTAAGGATTCCTGAGTTTCTCCGTGCTTACTACAGTAGAGCATTGCTATAGCATTCCAAGCTACCTGTGCAAGATGTCTACAACCGGTTTCGTTGTCCATCTCTTCTCCCTTTTCGAATAACACAAGATGTCTGAATAATGCGGCTTTATATCTAGAGTAACCATCTTTAAGTAACTGCCAAGTATTGACTCCGTACTTCTTTGATCCTTCAGTATATACTTTAACGATATCTTCTAATTCTTCTAGAGGCAATAAATCCCATCTGAGTTTATTATCTTTAAAGTCATTCTTTATCCCCTGTTTCATATTTATCAATCAACTTTTGACAGATATCATTAACTACTTTTTCTCTCTTCTCTAATGAAGAATCATCTTCGTCAGATACTTCTTCTAGCCCTTTCATCATATCTTCTATGAAATCAAAGTATGATATCTTATCAGCTTCAACTGCCTTCTCTACAGAGTCTAGCAACTTCTGTATGATCTCAGGGGCTTCCTTAGAGTTTTCTCTCTCTAACTTAAGTAATTGTAGAGAGGTTTCTTTATCTATTTTATTCATTGTCTCTTATATAGTCTATCATGTATTGACCTATCTTACCGGCTACCCATCCTACTAAGTATGCATAAGGTTCGTTTCTTTCATCAAAAGATTCTGCACGAGCTCCAATTAATTGCCATATTGCATCAGTAATATGTGTTGACTCATGTGCAATTGTATTGAATAGAAACTCACTTATAGCTCCATTGCTATCTTCATCTAGGAAAGTTATAACTCCTTTATAACCACTTTTTCTTTCCTTTACTAAGAAGGTAGTTGCTGCTGAACCCATTGGATCTGCTGGTATGCCATCATCATCAATTAACATATCTTGTACAGTTCCATAGAACTTAAATCTCTTCTTACTATTGTAAAAGTCAGATATTGTACCGATATACAATGACATGGGATAAAGGTCTAAATCATACTTTCTAATCATCTTTTATTGCTTTATATATGTTTGCTACCGCTTTATTACTAAGTAAATACAGATATAAGTAAACATCATCCGTCATTTTATAAGTAACGCTAGGAGTTATGATTTCATTAGAGACATCGTTTAACTATACTTCACAAGTATCTTTATTACCAGTAGGATACGATAGTTTAAAGTATACCATATACTCAATTAATTCTGTAACTATGTCAATCTCTGGTATCTTTGTCAGTCTAATTATCTTTCTATCTCTCATGATTCTTCTTTATCTTTATCTTACCTAAGTAAGTAAACATTAAGGGTTTTTCATCTCTCTAGCTTATTTTCCTGTTAGCAAACAGGAATGGGTGAGTACATATTGTTTTTATTACCTAAGTAGGTAGGTTATACTTCTTACTTAACTCAATAAATATATTCACTCCAGTTTTGTTCATCAGCTAAATCCTTAATAGTGTAATACTTATTATCAAGGAAAGCATCCAAATCCTTAGTATTCTCAAAGGTATCAGGTCTAACACAATTAATAGCTGTAAATAGATCTGCTACTGTAGCTTTATTAGAAGACAACCAATCACCTTCTTCCTTACTAGAATCAACAATAGTATTCAATCTCTTAAGTTCCTTTTTACTATAAGCCTTCTTAGGTTCTGCTACTACTGCATCTTTACGCTCACCTTGAATACTAACTAGATCACAATCATCTGTAAATATAATAAACTTATTATACTTAAGATTCTTCTTTCTAATCTTGTACCAGAGTCTTACTATCCAATTATAATCTCTTTGTAATAGGATAGAACCTGGTTTAATTGACATATATTCCATATTCATATTATTCTCTGTCTAGTCGTAATACGATAGTAATTTGTACTCTATCTCCAATCACTTCAGGTATCAAAGCAGGATTAACCATCCATTCATCATCTGCTTTACCCTTAACAATCAGACCTTTATCTCTTAATCTTCCTATATATCTACTTAGATTATCACCTGTAATGCCTGTTGCGGCTTTTAGATAACGTCTGTTTTCTGTACTTATAACATTCTTACTGTAACCAGGGAGCTTTGGAGTATTAATATCTAATTCAATGAGTAATACCATTATATCCTGCTCCCTGTCAGTAAGCTAAAGTACGCCATCAAGCGATCTGAGGAATTCTCTGTAAAGGTCTGTTTTCTTAACCGTTTTAACTAATTTGTTCATTGTATGTCTTTTTTAAGTAAGCAGCTCTCCTTTTTTCACTCCAAGGTTTGCCTTTTTTAGCTTCACTCATTTTCTTAATGGTTTCTTGACTAAGAGTTGTATTTTGTTTAGCTTTTCTAATTTTGTCTTTAGATTCTTTTGAAAAAACTCTACCTTTATTTGCCAATGATATGTTGTGTTTATGCTATTCTGATAATTTTTTTCCTTTATGCGCTATTGACATTTTTAACTTAGATTGTTCTGTAAAAGTAAATTGACGTAAAGGACTATCTGACACATTTGTAAATACATTATACTATGAATTGAGTTCTCTTATTAATTGTTGTTCATAATATAATCTATATTCTGGTTTACAACATAATATGACTTGAAATTCAAAATTATCTTCTCCGTATTTATTAAAAGCTTTCTACAAAATAGAACATCTACTGGAGTTGTGTCTAAGAGTAGATAAATGATGTTTATATCTTTTTTCTACATTTAGAGAACTGCCAATATAACAATTACCATTAATTTTATTTAATATTCTATATATACCAGAGAGCTAGTTAAAAGGGTTAATATAATTCATCCCTTTACAAGTTTATTCATTAATAATATCTTTAATCTTATTTAATACTTTAGTAAGGTTATAATAAACTGTATCAGCTTCTACTTTAACACAAGTAGGTACTTCTTGATTATTATAAGCCTCTTCGAGTTTCTTGTGATCTGTTTCGTACTGTTCTAAGAGACTATCAATCGTATTGGCAATCGTATCAAGCTTGTCTGACATCTCTTCCAACAAAGTATCGTCACAGCTACATTCATCCTCATCATCGAGTACAATGAGATAGCCCTCATCAACATATTCATCACAAGTATCTTTATCCATAAACAAAGCACGTTCACTCGTTTCGTCTTTAAAATAGAACTCAAACATTTCTGTTTCATCATTCCAAGTAAGGATATCACCTTTCTTACCACAAGCAAACTCTTTTACTACTTTATACTGTACCATAATAATTATTATTTTTAATTGTCTTAATAGTTGTTACAATTACATAAACGTGAAGTGTTAAAAAGGTAACTATATTTTAACATTTGTTAACTATTTAACTTAATGCAATAAAAAAGGCTAGATCCGCAGACCTAGCCCCACAACAACTATTAATACGCATTAATACTTATTTCTTAACTTTCTTTGCAACACAATCATAAGATTTTACCAGCATACTATCTTTGAATAAATCAAAGTCTTTAGCAAATTTCTTATTAAATACAATAGTATCTCCTACTTCAAATTTGAGGAGAGTAGAGTCTAGATTAGACCCAATTGCAAGTACGATACCGGTTCTCCACTCTGATTCAACTTCTTTTACTTCAGTCTTAGTATCAAACTTCTCATAACCGTCTACGTCTTTTTCACCTGTACCAACTGCTTCAGTAACTTCTTTCTTTAACATAATAGGCGCAAGAGGTTTAACTAAGATATCCTGCAGAGGAGTATATTCTAAACCGTTAACTACTGTTTCAAGTACTTTATCTTCCATATATTTTATAACGTATAATTTTTATCTTTGTTCTATTAATTTCAGTATGTTTCCACCCCAAATACAATTCCTTAAAGCCTTTGGGATACAATGTCTGGTATAGAAATAACAGCCGTCACAGCTACCATTGTCTGTCTTAACTACTTCAAATTTCTTACCTAGAATCTCTACTACTTTATTTTCTTTTGTTGGCATACTTCTTAAAGTTTAGTATAACCTGATATATTGCATGTACTATACCACCACCAATTATTAAGCCTATCCAGAATTCTTCTTTCATAACCCATAAATGTATTCAAAATAGTCTACTATATATTGAGCCATTTCTTTAGTTTCCCCGTCTTCCATGTAAGAATCTATTACTTTATCTCTTACAGAATTATCGTATTCTATAGTCATAATACCAACTTCAGGTATATCTATAGTACCACCTAATGTAAGAAGTTTGCTATATATATTCTTTAATCCTTCTACTGAAGGTCTATATTCTACAATCATAAAACAACCTTTCTAAGTATATAACCCTGTCTACACAATTGTACAATTCTATCTGGACAACTATTATCATATAAAGCACAACCTTTACAATACTTCTGAGAAGTATCTGTTTGTACTAATTGATAAGTGTTTCTATTATGATTTATGTACATACCTGAGTATGCCTCTATTTTATTAACTACTTTTCTTTTTCCCATAATACGTATTATATATACTTTAACTAAGTAAAGACATTATCTAAAGTAAGGACTATTAATACTGTCTAATCTGTCTTAGACTGTCTTTAACTGTATAGACAGTAACGTATAAAACACTACTTAGGTTCCCTTTTATATTAACTTTTTAACATTTATTAAGAACAATTATGGCTATTTAACACACAAAATTTAACATTTTTTAAGATAATAATTTCTTTACCTTCTCCTTATTCTGATAACAGGTTATAAAATGCAGATGCCGGTATTCCCCTTTTGCTTTAATCTTTATTATATTTATCAATCTCTTACTAGGATCTACTGCGATAGATTGGTCAACTAACTGTGCCTTAGCTATTCGTTTGGCGAATATCCTAATTCTACCTATATCATCTCTTTTACATCTTCTGAGATATCTTTCATTAAACCTATTTACATAGTGTTCACAACAGTGAAATATTACTATTTCATCTGTACTCATATCATGATACCAGCCGGAAATCTCTTTACTGAAATTAGTAAAGTATACCTTATAAATCAGTTCACGGCCGGCTCTTATATTGACAACAATTATCTTAGTGTTATCAACAGTAACCTCTACATAGGGGAGCGAATCTATACTATCCCCTATCTTCTGTATATAATAATGTGGATCGTATTTCATATATACATGAACGCAAAATGTTAAAATTTGTAATATAATTTAACATTTATTAAAAATTTTTTATAAAATAAAATTTTGGGAGAAAGGATGCGAGAGGTGACCAGCAAAGATTCACTCCCCCGTATTATGTATCGGCAGGGAACACCCTATGGCTGTTTTGCTCTATGGCGTTCCCTTTTCTATGTTCACATTTTTTAACTTTTTAAACTTTTTTGCTTATGTTGTGTGTTGTTAAACAATTTGAAAAGAGAGAAGACGAAAACCGTGAGTTACCGTATTATGTTATACGTGCCACTGGTACAGTAGGAGACGTAAACGCTACAAGTGCATTTAACGATGACGGAACTATTAATGTTATGGCTATGCAAAGTAGGGTTTACAATTTCACGAAAACCATGTTTCCAGCCACACGAGAACTATGCGATAGTCTGGAGAGTGGTATGCCCGTAGACGATGATAATAATGTAACAGAGGAACGCAAAATTAACCTTATGTTATATCAGTGGGACACGGGTAAAAAGTTTCATATCCTTAACAGGGACGGCGAATATTATTCGGATGAAAAAGAAGTCGAAAAAACAAGCGACGGTACAGCAAGGGTTAACGGTAAAGTTATTCCAAAAGGACAAAAGTATAAGACAACCGAGTTAATACCTCGTATATATTCAAATATTAGTCTTGTACTGTTCTGTGATGCTGAGGAAAACAGTGTCGAGGGTAAACCGGAGGAACTTGCCGAACGTAACTTTAAACGAGGTCTTGAAAACGGTACGTATGTTTTAGTAGATTAAAATATATGGCTTTTTCTCTCAATGTGTGAAGCGTAGGGCTTAATAAGCCTTGCGCATTCTGCATATCACAATTGAATGTGAACATAGCGAAAATTAGTCAATAATCAAGATATAATCACCGCTGACAGACCGGGAATAAGAATAGTCTGTCAATTTAAAAAAACTCAATAACTTCGGAGTAGCGTAAGCTACGGAGTTGTGTAACAATCCCAAGACATTGAGGGCACCAGTTTCTTATAATAGTGTAGTTGGCAGACGTAAGGGCGTACTCAGCTGCCAGATGAAGCAGTGAATTCTGTGGACTGATAGAGAACGTGTGATATTCAGGCTATGCGTTACGTAGTTATAAGTTTTAGGTGTAAAATGCAAAATCAATGGGGATATCAAATGAATAACTCCCTATCTTATACTAGTTAAAAAGATAGGGTTTTAATGAAAATAACTAAATTCAATATATATGGAAGAATTCACAGCTTATACAGTAGAACGCATAAAAAGCAAGAAACAACTAGTCTTTAATATATCTTGTGATGTAGTTTTTAATTCTTTTAAGACACTCAAATATGCACAAAGAAGTAAGGCAATAGCATTATATGCAGCTGTATTAAATAGTACTTCTAACTCAATGCATACTGCATTTAATGACTTTGAAGAATATTGTGACAATCTATGTGATTGGTACAATATATATGACAAAGAACAATTAAAGGCAGATATTGAAGATGCATATCATAGTCAGGAAATTACTAACTAAAACATTATATATTATGAAAGGTTTTATTATTTTCTTTGTGTATATAGTATTAACTCTTATTATACTATCTTCTCTCGGTCCAACAACTAAGGCAGGAATGGGTTGCTATGCTGCTTTTAGTACAGTGTACGTAGGCATATTAGCTATCGTGATTGGATGTAAAGAAGAAGATAATGAAGAATAAAGAGTTTGCTATCTGTTTAGCCATAGCAATATCGTTATGGCTAATCAGTATTGTGTCCTTCCATTTGTTTGGAATCTAATAATATAATATAGATTTTCGCAGAGTAATTATTCTATGAAATGCAAATCATCTACTTATGTCGTGAGACATTATTTAACCACGTTAAAGTATAATAATATAAGTTAGGTATGCCCTTATAAAGACTTAGGTAGCGCTAAGGACTATATTATTATACTTCTTTTCTTAATGCAGCCGAGTGCCGGTGACAAGCCCGACAGAATGCAGAGTCAAGAAAAACATAATCCTATTTACTATGCACAAGTAAAGACCGACACTAACTGAACAATAAGTGTTAATACTTTAGTATCTAACTATTATATCAACACAATGATATATGAAAACTCGTGTATGATGTATATCTCCCTAATTGGGGCGTTACGACGTTCTAGAAACGTAGTATGAAGGCGCAGAGGCGTTAGAACTAAAGTATTTTAATAGAGTAAGAGAAAATGAGGTCTTATATCTGACAGCTCTTAGCATAGCTTGTAGTGGTGTTTTCCATAGCTATATTAATGCGCTTACTCTATTTCTACACTGTGTGAATCAGTGTCAACTTTGTGGGGCTTATATCTTAGGAGCGCATATAAATAAACCTATATCTCAATAGAAGGAATAATAGTTGCAAATAGTATTCTGGAAATTCTTTTATAGTTAGGTTTATACCTAAGTATTAGTGCAGAGAAATCAAAGACATGTACCGTATAGGAAGAAAAAGCTAGTGTACAAAGTAAAATCCAGGGACGTGGCTGTCCTATAACATTTTTCAGTAAGCCAGAGAGTATGTTCAAAGGATAATCATACTCTCCTCTTTAAGGTGAGAATCCTTGACAAGCATGTGGGGCTTATATCCTTAGCTGTCCACTTAACTCGTGCTGTAGTTAAGAGAGGCAACCAGCAAGGTATTAGTGCAGACTTTAAAATCATGCAGTATAACAACCTTCCATATACTAATGCAATAGTGAACTTCTGAATCATGTTATACTTATTAGTCCTAAGCGTAGGATAGTCCTCAACTTATTATGTTCCGTTAGCTTAATATGGATTTGTGGAATACTAAGAGTAGTATTGCTAGTATGTTTATATGTGAATATAGGTATACTAGTTGCACTCATAAGGCAGCCTTCACGTGGCGAGTGTGTTAAGTAATAGGTTAAATAAATCTTCCAGTTTGTACCTATGAAAACTAATGCCTTATAAAATTAGTCAAAGTCTTTTATATCAATATATATTGTTTAATTAAAATTATCAAAATTATGAGACAAAGTGTAATTAATTATGTGAAAGAGAATGGTATTAAGTTAGCTGCTAATTCAAAGGCATTAAAACTTATCAACAACGGAGCATCCGAGGCAGAAGTAGCTGTAGCTTTGCAGACTACAAAGGCATATAAAGAGGATTCTACTCTTCGTCAGATGTGCCAAGAAGTTGTTGCTGAGGCTGGCAAGGAACAAGCTGACAGTGCTAAAAAACCAGAGAATCATTCAAATTCTGCTCGTGAAGGAGAAAATGAACGATACTAGTTTCATTCAATACAGATTTTGATTAAAGAGTTAGGTTCTTAGGAATCTAACTCTTTTTTAATTAAATTAGAAAGATTATGACTAAGTGGCAAGAATCGTGCATTACAGCACTCGCTTCATCCCCAATGGCATGGGAAGCCTTTAAAATGAAGCAAAGAAACAAAAAGTTATTATGGCAATATGTAAATCGTATATGGCCATATAAACTGATTACAGGAACGAAAGTAAATAAAAATAAAAAAGATCTTCTCGCTATTGCTAAAATACTAAAAAATCTATCATCTAAAATTCAATATTATGTTCCAAGTATAGAAAGAGTATGCTGTATAGAAGACGTTGATATTCGATTTGATAAGGTAGACTGGTTCTGTATTAAAGATATTATATCGAAAGAAGATAGCGAATATAAAAGAATAGTTAGAGGAGCATATTGTGGCAATCACTTATTTTCTTTAGATTACACTTACCTAGATGATGATAATTTTGAAAGTTGGTGTATGTCTGGAGGCAATCATAATCTAATAGATGTTCTTAATACTTGTTTTGAGGAGTGTTATCTCCATGATCATTGTTATATAACTGGTATAAGATTTCATTCTAACATTATAAATACATATAATATGTTATTGCAAATGCAAGATGAAATAACTTATATTCTGTGTAAGATAGTTAAAACTATTGAAGGTGTTAAAGGTAATACTTTAAAGTACACCTTAAAAGACAGAAGAAAATATAATTCTTTAAATGTCGGTATTGAAATAGAACATGATGCGGAATATCCTACACCAGATAAGATTCAAAGAGCTATCTTACTTAATAACTGTGTATCATATGATTCAGGTTATGATGGCAACTCTTCTAATAGGCTACGAGAAAATCGTATTCAGTTAAATGGTATTAAAGGCTTAAAAGGCTTGTATATACTATTAACTAATATGAAAGAAAATTGTGCGATTGCCAAAAATAGTAGCGTACATATGCATATTGATTGTAAATATGACAACTTCTTTATGGATCGTAGTAAATTCTATAAAGGAAGTGAAAAAGATTGCATATATGGTATGGTAGATGTTCTAGCTATTAGAATGAGTAAATATCAATCTAATACGGATAGTGCTTTGCAAATTATATCGGATATTGTAGAATATGAAGTTACTAGATATCATTTTAATACTAGTGATTATACTAAATATAATAATGAATTTAACACTATAGAATATCGATTCGCGAAAATAAATTTTAACTATTCTGATTATGTTATACAAATTTTGACATTTATTCATATAACGGAGTGCATTAAGCATGATGCTCCGTTTAACATTCAGTATTTAGAGTTACTATATAAAGTAATGAAGAATCTGAATAATAATTAGGTTTCCGATCTAACACTGAAATTGCTAGTATTAAGGTGTTATACAGGAATTAGCGTAGACTAATCTTCTAGAGAATAGTCATTTATCGCTCGGTTTATCTGTTCGTTCCAGTAATTGCCAAACGAAAAACAGATGGGCACACATGAAGAGGTAGCTGTCGAATTGTGTGTGTAGTTGTTTTGTTTATATCAATATTTAGCCTTCGTATTATATTAGAGGAATACATGTCACTAAATAAAGATATAAATAAGGCAAACCTCTGCCCTATAGTTTAATTCTGTAATCAATACAGAATGAGTATAAAACAACAGTATGATGCTTACTGTTATCTAGGTTCTCAGTCCTAGTAGGGTACTATCTAAGAATTTTAACTAAAATCAATTTAGTATGAAAGAAAAACCAAAGAAATCAGTTCGAATGTGGGTTGCAAGAGAAAAAAATGGAGCGTTATTTTTGTTCTGTGAAAAACCAAAAAAGAGTAAATCTTACTGGATAAATTCAAATACGTTCAATAGTCTAGTACTCCCAAAAGAAGCTTTTCCTAGTGTAAAATGGGAAGACAATGAACCTACAAGAGTAATTATTAGATTAGCGTAGTATGATTATAAGAAGAAACACTTCAGAAAATATACTTGCCACTATTAGTGAATCACTAGTAATAATAGTTGTTATAATTATAGTAGCAGTATCATTAGTCAAATATTCTAATAATAAAGACTATTACAACTATATAGAACTTAAAGCACAGTATAAGAACTATATTGTGACTAATAAGTATATACGGAACTCAGACACTTATGTGTTAGAACTCATGAACCCTTTTAGTAAAAAGACTAAAGAGGTATATGTTAGAGATTATCTATATTATAATACTTATTTTGTAGGAGATACTATAAAATGACAAGAAGTAAAAGCCAAAAGTATATATATCTATGTAGGTATAATAAGAGTAAGCCTTATCGTGTGATAATACGTCACAATGGTGAAAATATCCAAGTGGGAACATTTGCTACATTTCCTGAAGCTATTGAAGCTCGAAACAAAAAATTACAGGAATTAGGAGCAAGAGTACCTATTGGACCTCTTACTAGAGTAGGTATTAAAGCATCTATCAGAAGATCTATAGAAGATTTAGAATTAGTAGCTAAGTCAATAAAGAATATAGATAGAGTTAGTTTTAATATAGTATCTAATCAAATTGAACAGTTATCCAAAATGTTAAACAAATATTAATCAAAATTATGTTTGAACAAGTAAAAGATTACAAAAGTGCTTGTAAAGTATTAGGTATTAAACCTATTGACAAGCGTAGGAAATTAGAGGAGCATGTACTGCTGTATATACAGCTATGTACTATTACTCAAGCAATTAACTTTATTGCTAACGGTAATAAACCATGGATACCAGAGTACAAACAAAGTAAACTAATTAAAACATGGTACAGTTGGTGGCAGATTGATTGGGACAAGATTAAAGATGGTTCCCTTGCGGGTTTGTTCGGTCTGTATTCTGACGATGCCCTTGGTGCTGCGGGTGCTAGTGTGGATACACATCTACGATTTATTAGTGAAGATGCCGCAGAATATGCAGCTAAAACGTTTAAACCATTATATATGAAACATATCTTTGGAATCGATTAATTTATTATTAACTAAAAACATTTATCAAAAATGGAAAGCCAAAACAAAAACGGGCTTATTTATGCCCTAATTTTCAGTATTATCGCTTTCATTGTTAGTATCGGTACTGCTATTAGCGTACGTACTAATATTATGGACGATATTAAAGATGCTATTAACCCTGATAAGGTTGAAAGTGTACAAACTACGGATACAACAACGTATACCGAACCGGTAACTATCGATGACATTCTCCAGTTCCGAAAGGATATTAAAGAACAATCTCGATATGATTCAATATTTATGAATATGCCGGATGTAGCCCTTATTGCAATACTTATGAAAGGAGGCACTGAAATGTCGAATAGTGACATAGCCAAGGAGTATTTGCAAAACAGGAAGGACTACGATAATGTAGAATTTGGTGCACAAATTAATGATACTTATAAACAAAATAAGATTACACCAGATTCTATACCGAGGAAATCTACGGCTGATATACCTATTAAAGATGAATAAAAATGTCCTTTATATTTAGTTATTGATAATTATTGCACTTGTTCGTGAGAATAGGTGCAATTTCTCAAATAAATATCTTCAGAAAATGACAAACCTGTGGGGCGTAAGTAGAATGCATATCGCATCTTTATACCCTTGAATACGGTAATAGTGGATAAAGTACGAGATATCCGTATTTGTATTCTATGATCGTGCAGACGTTAAAATCAGGTACTCCAATAAGATTTAGTTTTGCAGCTATTTCTGCTTATGAGTTAAAACTAAGGGAGAGCTTAAAATTAAATTGAGACTATTCTAGTTTCGATAAATAAGTAAAAAGCGTTTTACGAAGTCTCTTATTAACAAATGTATGGTGGATATTAACCATTAAACAAAAATCCAGAATATCCTGGTCGTCGTCAATTGAGTTATTAACTTTTAAATATTTAAAAGATGAGTATTTTAAAAAAAATTTATTTTAAGTGGAAAGCATTTAAAATGCGTTCTCGGGCTAAATCAGAGGCTCATAAAAAGCTCTTTAGTAGTCCACTAGCCTATACAAGGGCTATAAATGAAATTGATTGTCTTATTAATGGACATCAATGGAGTAGTGAATTCAATCCTAAAACAGAGCTTAATAAGCGGTTTAAGGATAGAGTATACTGTAAACATTGTGGGGTTCGTTATCATCAGCATACTTATAAAGAGGCAAATTAACTATGGTACGAATTTATAAAAATGATATTGCTTATATTGTTTGTGAAGTAAAGATATTCAAGAATGATATATCTATTGGTACTACAAATAGTATAATCAATGAGTCCTACATAAAACAAATTATTAAAGATCCTGATGATAATAGTACTATAATATTGTTAGAAGGTAATTTTAGTATTATTATAAATGAGAACTATGATGACTTTATCATTGAGTTCTTCCGTCCGGATCCTGTTGCAATTAACAAACAACCTGCTGAAAGAAAACAAAACAAAATAGGTTTTTTTAACATATTAATCAATAATATTATGAGAATAGTAATTTTTGGTATTAAAGATGATTCACTCACTAGTGAAGAGATTAAAAAATCACTCTCTAAAGCATTTCCTAATGAATGTGGAAATATTGTAGCTATAGAAACAAGCTATATTGCTGGAAGAGAAAACTGTGAAAGTCAAGATAGTGCTTTTATCAGGGCTTGTAAACAACTTTGTGTTGTATGTGGTGATCCTACTGAAGAGGAAGCATTCAGAGGAGCATTTTGGAAAGCGTTTTTTGTTGATAAGGCTATTGAGCCTATTATCCTTAAAACAGTTGCTACTGGTCCACGATCAACGAGAGAGTACAATGCACTGAAAGGCATGAATGCAACATTCCTTCCGAAGCTTGCTATTTCAGCATTAACAACCCTTAACGAAATGTAATTATGGGAAAAACATTTAAAGACAGCGCTTATATGATTAAGTCTGTAAACAAGAGAACGAAAACGACACGTAGAGCTAAATTACAGCCCTATGATCGTAAATCTTTCAAATCTATGAGCTGTGAGTAAATTAATCTGTAACCGGAAATTAAAAGCAACTACTCTTAATTTAATTAAGAATGATTGCCCGTTACAATGTAACAAACAACATTGTGATGTATGTCAATTTAGAGATGATAACTCTGAAAGGACACAAGCTAAAGTAGTTACTGTCAGTGCTCCTTCGCCAGAGGCATATGGCAGAGAATTATATTATTAACCCTAAACAAGTTAGTATGGTGCAGTCAACCCAAGCTACTATTTACCAACCAAAACCCTAATGGAAGCTTAGAAATAAGCAAGAGTACAATGGACTATACAACGGTCAACCAGGTATTGTTACCTAGGTCAGGTGAAGGAAAGGGGTTGCCTATGAATAAGGAATACGAATAAATAGGATAGTAGTACTAAGGGTATATAGCTTTGATCGGCTATATACCCACTAATAAGATTAATTATAAAAATAGCAGGAGTATTGTATAACATAACGAAGGCCTACCTGTAGAGAGTGCTGTGAACAGTGTTAAATAATAAAGCTGGAAGGATGGCTTAATTCTGCACGAGAGTTATACTTTAATTAATCTTATAAACTCATTGACTGTTAGGTCTATTGAATCGTCGTTTGGACACGGGTTCGATTCCCGTATGCTCCACTATGTTCGTTCGACTCGAACCAGTGGCAGCTCCTGTGATGGGTAACTCTTCCTCATGTGTGAAATAACACAAATGGCAACTGAGCTGCAATCGGGGCATTATGGTTTTGACAGCGACATAGAGGAAATAGAATAGGTCAATAAGCAGATAACTGGCAATACAAGTTATGTAACAGATTACACTCGCTTAGTAGCGTGATAATCTGAACGGCTCGCCATTGTCGTAAAAGGCTGGGGTAAGTAGTTTCATAAGGCTTAGAAACGCTAACACTGATAAGGTTAGAGAAGAGAGGTTCGAATCCTCTCCTTACCACTATTTAATTATCAAAATTATGAGAACTATTAAACAAATAAAAGCTCGTAAGAGGAACTTTACAATTATGTATCTTACTGGTGTATTAACAATGCTTAATTACATCGATAAGCAAATGAGAAATTATGTATTAAAAGGTGCTTTAAACAGTACACGAATTAGCATAGAGTACTTACTAATTCTCATTAAAGAAACAAATTATGAAGATTCCTTTTATGGTGAAACTCAAAAAGATGTAAAGTATGAGTGTAAAGAAAGCAATCAATGACATCCTACCTCAAGAGTGGGATTATGTTCTTAGAAAGAACAAAGTTCTAACAAGAGTAATAGATTTAATCTATGAAAATTGTATACCTCAAAGCTGGCGTAACAATAGAATGCATAAGCGTTCTGTTGAACGCATAAGACATCTAATTCGTAATTGTCCTTTTATAGATTGCTTTGATGCAAGAGCAACTAGTGAAGGATACGATTTTTGGAAAAGAATTGATTTAGAAATTATAAATTATAAAGAACAATGTCGGTAAAGAAAATTGAAATTGTTCCTTGGGTAAAGTTTAACGCTCAAGGAGTCAAAGACGAATTAGAAGCTTTAGCTCAGTCTTGTATCAGTAAAATGGATTTTCTTTCTCAGATTAAGGATAAATATGAACTTTCTTTATCTGATGCAAAGGTAGTAGCAGACAAATTTTTCAAAAAGGAGGAATAAAATATGTTAGAACTTAAAAAACCAGGCTTATATATAGCCAATGGAAAGAACATTAGTGTTCTAGTGAGAATTGCAGGCACTGCGCCATGTTTGGTTGCTGTCAGAGGTATTTTACTGAATGACATGCAAAAAGACGGTACTATCACAGTACTAGAAAAAGACAGTCTTGAACTACAAGACATCGTAGCTAATCCGAAGTCATATGTATTTGACTATCCCTCTGTAAGTGAGGCAGTCAAAAATGCATTAGGCTTAGAGGCTACTGAGAGAACTAAGATTGAGTATACGGAACAAGAGTTTAACGATTTCATTCAGGCTTATAAGAACAACAGAAAGATGTTCCCTGAAGATTATATTGTGAAAACTCAAGTTGTATTTATCAACAAGGGCTTCTCAAAATCTCAGGCAGATATGATTATTGCTCAAATTGAAACAAGGTTAAGGCTTCAAGGAGAGTTGTAATATGAATGTCATTGAGTATTTGCAAGATAAATTGGAGCCTGAATATAGGTTCTATTCAAGTACGTTACCTATAGTAACTACACCTGATATGCCTGTACCATTTATAATAAATGAAAAGGTATATGGATGTGGTAAATTTAACATAGGTTCTACCTGGTATAAGTTAGTAAAAGATAATTCTATAGAAGGTGCAATATTCTATGGATTACCTAATGCTCTTATTACTAGGATTAAACATCCAGAAATAGCTACTATAGCTAAAAGAGTTCAAAGTAAGATATTAAATGTTATGATTACTGATATTCATAACTCAAACTCTAAAACAGAGTTAGTACAGTTAAGAATTGCGGTAAACATGATTATGAATTTAACTTATCTTGATTCCGATAAAAGACTAGAATGGTCTAATTGGATAAAAGAACTCTATTGGAAAAGAAAAGCTGTAATTAATCAATATATATTGGATTACATCCTTCCTTTCTGATCCTAGGATTACGGCTATTGAGTTAGCCGTAGTCCACTAAAAATCTAGCTACTATGAAAGAAGAAGAAAAGCTTCTTGTAGAGCAAGCTAGAGAAGGTTCCGAAAAAGCTTTTAATACACTTTATAATAACTATTATAAAACAGTCTGGTATACTGCTAACAATGTAGTACATAATTCAGATGCAGCAGATGATATAACATCTATGGTATTTACTAAAGTATATTTAAAGTTACAATCTTATACTAATCATATTTCATTTGAAATGTGGTTAAAGACAATTACAGTTAATACTGCAATTGACTATATAAGACGGAATAAAAAGGAGCAGTTAAATAACTATATTGATGATGAGGAGTCAAAGATTCAATTAAGCGGATTAGAACACAGTCCAGAAGATGATATGATATTTCAACAGAATATTAATATTGTTATGGAATGTATTCCTCGTCTTAAGAAAAAGTATAGAGATTTAATATATGCTCGACTTGATGGGAAATCCTATCAGCAAATTTCACAAGAGCTTGCCATACCAGAAGCAACAGTTAAAACCTGTTTAAATAAGGCAAGACAAAGACTAAAACAATTATTTAACCAATATTAACCAATACTTACAAATTATGGCAAATTCATTTGGTCTATTGCTTGCTGCAATAGTGATATGTTTCATCATCGCAAGATTGATGAAAGATGCCAAAGCCTTTTCTAGATTAATGGCCATTCTAGTAATAGGCTTACTTGTAGGTGCAGGAGTTAAAGAAGTATATAAGGAATGTACTTCTACTCCTGAGAAAGCTGCAGTGGTTACTGTAGAATCAGCCCCCACGTATAGTAGTAATACACCCGTTGTTTGGAATGTATTACCTTGCAATCAGGACTATACGAGTAAGGAAAACAAGGCTGAACGTGACAGTACAGTAACTGAAGCAGAAGGATTACCTACAGCGAGAACTGAAAGTAAATTTATAGATGACTCGTGACTGCAGAGATTACATCTCAGAGTTAATTTATTTTATTTACAAGTATATAACCTATTAACTTATAGCGAAGGAGCGCTACATTATCAAAATGGCAAAAGTTAGTAAAAAAGCTGAGAAATTAGCTAAGAAAAATAAGGCAAAGGTTGAGGAACCGTCAAAGACTCAAGATACTGTAGCTACTACAGTAGAAGCGCCGAAACCTGATGAAAAACCTGCGGAAGTAGTGGAAAACAAAGAAACCAAAGATAAACCGCAGGTTAAGGACGAAAAGACCAAGACCGAAGGGGAAGTTATTGTTCCTGAAGTAGTAAAACCGGAAAGTGTTGCTATCACAACATCTACCTCATTGGGTGGAATGCTTGGTAGTGATGGCTCTAAGGACCGCATTGACAAGAATCATGCGATTGAGCTTATGGGCATTATTCGGAACGAGTATTTGACTAACCCAGAAACTCCTGAAAAGGTAAAAAAAGCAATGAAACGTCAGTTTGACGTTATGACATCCGTTGCTTTAGTACAGTATTTCACTCAGCTTGAAGGCGACTTCCAGACTATGGGAGTACGTATTAATGCCGAAATGCGTGAACAAGCAGAACGCGTTCTTGGTGAATACCTTGGCATTAAGGTGAAGTATATGCAGGCAAATGATAATTCTCGTCAGTTAGTACTTGAGTTCAAGGAAGTGCCTGAGGAAGTGAAGGAAAACGCTAGAAAGGATGCAGCTGCAGCTAAGGAAGAAATTCCTGAACCAGATCCTAATATGCCAGCTGCAGATAAGTTGAAAGCTCTCCGTACTATTTTCTCACAGAAAGAAGGTATTGGAAAGAATTTCCTTCAGGGTATTGAATGGGGACGCAAGGCATTCTCATTTAGCAAAGAAGAAAAGAAGGCCGTTGTGCTTGCAAATCTTATTAAGAGTGGAGCAGATGCAACACTGCTTACCTGCATAAAAGGTATGGTAGGAGGCAAGTTGAATACTGAGCATAGCATTCTTGGTGCACATGCCTTGTTGAAGGGCTGGTGTCCGAGTGTTAGTGATGCAGAAATTGCAGAACTTATTCAGGTAATCGTTTCAATCAATTCTGAAAAGAAATTGAAGGAATGGAACGAGAGAGCCGATGACAATCTCAAAACAACCTTAGAGAAAGAACTCAGTGCTGTTACTCTCAATATTCTTACTGCAAATGCAGATAAGGCTATTGATGCTATCCTGAAAGGAAAAGATGATGAAGTAACTGTTATGAATGCTGATCAGAACGGCTTTGTAACTATTCATCCATCTGCTATTTACAAGACACTTGTTTCTACATATGGCGATTCTCCAAGTATCCTCAAGGATAAAGTCGCAGAACTTGTCAAATATTATGCGAAACCTATCGCAAGGTTTGCAGATTATGTAGACAAAAGTGCCTATTCCGACAAATAATCAATATGAAACGGATTAATTTGTGGATCACACTATTCGTAGTGTGTCTTGGAGGATTTATTGGATTTGATCCAAATTCTCCGTCTCAAACTTTAGATGCAAGTCAGACTATGATTCGTTGGGTAGACGTACCTAAAACACCAGTAGACGTACTTGGTTTGAATTCTAAGTCTATCAATATCAATCTTAAGGATGAGACTGTATCTGTTGACGGTGACGTCAATAATACTTCTGTGACAATTACAAGGGACGTTGAAACACTCCCGGAGTTTAAAACCAAGGTAATTGAAAAGGTAATTTATTTACCTGAAGACATTGCCTATAGAACTAAGTTTTTTAACAGGTTAATGCCTATTAATAAAACTTTACCAGTTAAAAACTGGTAATCTGCCGAAGATAAACGCAGACCGCTAATAGAGATGCACAAGCGGTATATAAGAGCTATAAGTGTAAAAATTCATTACTTGAGCCTGACTAAGCCGTGTGATGTGAGCAATACAGGATACTGAAATGTATAAGTAATAGCAAACACTATTCTATTTATACTATAGTATGATAACTTGTTGTGTTATAAAATTGTTCTATAACTGAAGAAGCAACAAGAAAATGGGAGAGCGTGCGTAACCCATAAGTGAGAACCGACTGGTGACTAAAAGACGCAGATGTGGAAGGAGCAGCTATCGCATCTAAACAAGGCAAAGGGGTATCGTTCACCTCTATACATATCCGTTTTAGCTATTTCAAAAGCAGAATCACGAAGGGATGTGAACACGTGCTGTATGTTGTCATTTAAATCTGAATCGACTAGCATTCTAGGGTAGTCTCCAAAACTCCCCTGTGCAGGGCGGTAACCAATCCGTTGGCCAAAGAATACTAACCTAGTGTTTTACATATATTTAAAATCTTCACTCGTATCGAAGCGCATGATTCAATTGGGAATGGACATTATTTGTCTAAATATATGTATATAAAGGGGTAAATTATATAATAATGAGCAGAAATTGAGACAAGACATGGCTGAGTAGCAATGATCCATATAGAACTTCATTTGTATTGAAGCTATATGACTGATTAACTGGATTAGGTGCAAAACCTATACGCAATACAGTGAACGTAAGAGTTAGCTGTTTGGGAGAAATCCCTATGGAAAGTAAATTGCGTGTCTTACAGCTTGAGATATTTCATATATAGTTGCAATTACTATACTGTTTATGACAAATAAGCAGAATGAAGTTAAGGTTATTATATAATAAAGTGACTTGTCAGTAATGTCACTATAAAATCTAACGTGCTTTGCACTGGAGTATAAACTGACTAGCGCCTGAAGTCCGCAATAAGACTATTGGTTGATAGATATAGGATTAGTATAAATATATCTATTTCGAAAGAAAAGGGAGTGGGCCAGGACCACTATTAAAACTTGGAAAGTTGAAGTAAAGTTACTTTAGTACTAAGGTTTGCTATAAATAATTTGGTAAGAGCTATGCACTCCAGCATAGAGCAGAATCTTACAAAGCATCCTAGAGGCCGACACGAAGCAGAGTGGAAGTAGTCTGTGTATTGCCTTAATAAGCAGCTTGCATATTAAAGAGAATATGAAGAAGGTAAGACTTATTAATGAGTGCCTACGCTGAATCGAACAGCTATAACAAATAAGGAGAGTGTCAATATGTTCAACTTAAAAACAATAGGGAAGTTCAATGGTAGTAAGTTTGACAAGCTTACAAGCCACCCCGCTATCGAAGAACCTTGCTACATGAAATTTCGTAAAGTAATATGCGCAACATATTACCTAAGAAGATCGCTGAAACGATGCTTTAGTACCTCTCATTAGGGTATGTCGTTGAATGGTTGGAAATACCATGAGGTGAAGTAGTAACCCGAGATTTGTCGCAATGTCGGAAGTGAATTTGTCCGGAAGTGGGTGTCTTGAAAAATTAGGCAGCTTTTGTAACAGTGTTTTAGTAACGTTTCTCAACAGAAACGACCCTCATTCGCTAGGTCCTATTTAGGATAAGAATGTTGTAATAGCTTATATGCCTGTAGACATACCAGTTGTCGATGATAGGCCCTGTATATTATACTAGTACAATACTTATGCTAGATTATATGATATATGGTACGGCGTTTTCGTATTGAAAGTTCAGCTTAACGTAAAAAAGGTCTGAATGAATAAGCAAGAGTTGATAGACTTTTTGTAAACAAATAATTCTATCTATAAACATACAGAGTATTTTTATAAATTGACATATTTTAATCGTTTAAGTGAAAGTAGATAGCAGAAGAACAGTTGACTCATACGTCTTATGAGTAAAGTCCTACGGGGAATACTGAGTATGAAGAATCAAGTAAATTACAGATTTTATCAGACATTAACAGATTTACAAGTAAACTTCAGAATATGCAATAGCATTACGATCTAGTAAGTGAGTTCTACTATACTTATACACATTAACAGTAAATTACAGATTTTATCAGACATTAACAATTCGTCGTATTACTGAATACATTATTGAGATTAATTAACCTCTTTCAAAGCTTTATTAAAGTGGCTCTAAGAGACTGAGCAGGTTAGCAGAATAAGAGTAATACGCTAAATTTAAAAATTAGTATTAACAAAAAAATGATTGTATCTCGCTAAGAAATCAATCTTAAAATCAAGTAGGAGATATTAAAATGGAAAAAGCAACTATTAACGGTGCCATGATTGCTCCGTATCGGGCAGAGTTAGAAACTTGGAATCTTATTGGTAAGAAGATTCTGACAGTAAAAGCAGAACCGGCTGATTTGGAATATAATGACAAAGTTCGGGCAAATGAACTTCGTCTTGTTCGGCCGATTATGAAGTATGTAATCGAAGAAATTGACATTACGGGTAGTCGTATAACTTGTCTTCCTGACGGCTGTACGCCGGTCATTGAATTGAACAATGATCCGTCTTTGCAGTTCAAAATTGGACCCGCCAAGTTCAATGAAGTAAACAATGAAACTATCGCTCAGGCTATTGAGTTCAATAGTAAACCGACTACAACTGGTCGTGCTCCAATCTTCTTTACTGATTATCTGAAGTTGACTGAACATGTCAACCGTCTGAACGGCTTCGAGATGGAAAAGGCTGATCAGATTGCAGAAGAGATGTTAAATCTCTCCAAGATGCTGAAGGAACTTAACAATCTTCAGGCTTCTAACTGTGATCGTTATTATGACGAGCTCGGTACTCCGATTAAAAAATAACGAAAAGTTCTCGTAAAGGATGAAAATACTTTCTGATTCTAAGAAATTATTACTTGAACTCCTTTTGAAAGATACTCGTATTAGTAGTGAAATTCTTCTTAATGGAGAAATTCCTGAGTCTATTAAGGTTCATGACGATGGGTCAGTAACCTTTTATAGAAGTAGACAGCATTGGTGGAGTTGGCTGTTTCAGGATAAAAAAACTTACGAGTTTCGGGAGTTGAGTACAATGATGCTTGCAGCTTATAGCAAGTATCTACCGCCAAATAAGTATCTCAATAACATTCTTACTCAGAAAGTTATTGAAGAAGCTTATAAGACTCATGATTATGAGTCAGTTATCAATCGATTTGCTTTGTATGCTTTTCTAGGTGTAACAGAAGGGGATTACAAAATTAGTAAAACTGTGCTGATAGACGATGATCCACAGCAACAGCAAAAAAATGCGCGTGGACAAAAAATAGGCTCATGTATTGGCTATCTTAATTTAGGTGGTGGAGACATGGCAATCAATATTAATCTCATAGAAGATTAATTATTCATGAATAAGTATTAGCAGATGTACGCTTATTCCATGCTTAGAATTGAATAGACTCATCAAAAGAGTATTTAGTAGATATGTAAAGACTATAGTAAATAGATGTAAATGTTATTAAAGTAGTTATGTATCGAATAAGAAATGGAGATGTTTATATAAAACCACAAGAGCCCAAGATGATGGGTCAGGGCTTCTTGGTTTTTTTATCTGCTAGTAGATAATGACCGTAAGGTTAATAAGGCAAGCTTGAAATAATTAGAGCTACTCTTTCGATAGAGCTACTAGCACTACAGGTAAGCGATTTCTAATATACGTTATTTTAATCAAGTATTAACTTTTTAAAAATCAACATATATGACAAGATCAATTACAACAAATATTAAGCCAAACATACTCATTACAAAACGTGATAAATTAACTGCAGAGATTACTCGTAGCTGGCGAATTATAGCTACAGAGAATGTAGTTAAAAAAGGTTTTACTCGTAATTATGATTTACGAGCATTACTAACTCATATTCGTGCTATGTACGAAGAGCTAGTAATTCTTAAGTTACGAATCCAGTGTGCTAATATGGGAATGAAGTTTAAAGATCTTCCTAAGGATGCTAACATTATTAACATTTATAAGCTATCAGCTTTAAATGAATTCTATGTTAAACTAGGTGAAATGGCTAAAGAGCATACAATTAATCCTGTGCTTAAGGCTAAAAAAGGAAAACGTAATTTAGGTATTACTGAAGAACTTACACGTACATATTTCCGTAATATGCAAAATGGATGTTTGTTAACATTGAATAGTTTGCGTAAAGCAATTGCTGATTTCAATGACAATACAGATTTGAGTGATGATTCTGCACCTTTGTATTTAGTAGCATAGCATTACTCTTTATTGTTTTTCATAAAAATTTTAAAAATTAATGAGTGAAAGGAGTAGTAGGAATATTACTCCTTTTTATAAAATATTACAACTATGAATAAGACTGATCAACAGAAAAATAATACATATATAGACTACTGGACAAAAACCGGTAAGTCTTCTAAAGAAGCTAATCAATCTATTAAGATTGCAAAGACTGTAACTTATACAGATAAAAGTGGTACAAAACGTACTCGAACTACATTTCAACATCCTATTTTAAAGGATATTACGTTTAGTAAACCGCATATTAGAAATAGCGGTCTTACTGAGAAAGAGAAGAAGGAACGCTTTGACAAAGCTCCTTTCAGTGACTATCATGACAAACTGATTAACTCTACTTATAGTAGAGAGAACCGTATAGCTAAACAGCAAATGCTAAAGGCTATTCATGATGAGAAAATACAGAGTATTATGTTTAAGAAAGCAACGCATAAACTTGCCGTAACTAAATATAACCAAGGAGATTGTCCTAATTTATTAGTAGTAAAATTATATGATAGTAATAATCTACCATATGATTTTAGTAGTACACCATCTCGACTCAGTTTAGAAGAACTTCGCAAGAAAGCTGAAACTATGAACTTAGAATTCAGCAAGTCAATACGAAACTATGCTGGAATTAAAATTTGGGAAAAATCAGAATATATGAAGAAATATAATGGCGGAAACTATCGTTTCTGTATATTCCGAGAAAAACAAGACACTAAATCAGAAAAAGAAACCAAATTAGCAGCATGATGGATGAAATTACAGCGTTAGACATTATCAGTATTAAGCGAGAAGCAGCAAAACTTATTCGAGTAAATACTGAAATACGTGAAGGGCAAGCTATATACATAGCAGCTCAGAAAATGTTCCCTAAAGCAGTTGATAAGTTGAAACATACTAGAGTTGATTGCTTCTATGAAGATTCTAGAATAGATTCATTTCTACTAGAGTTACAGAAATTAAACAATAATTAAAGCCAGAGCTAGGAAACTAGCTCTTATTGTGGGGTGGAGCAGTGGTAGCTCGTAAGGCTCATAACCTTAAGGTCGTAGGTTCGAATCCTACCCCCGCAACTAACTAAACTTTAATGATATGCAAATACGTGGAAAGACGGTATTTGTATTCGATATCGAGGTATTTCAAAATATCTTTCACTGTTCTGTTAAAAATACAGAAACAGGAGAAATATATAAGTTTGAAATCTCTGAAAGAAAGAACCAACTAAGAGAATTAGTAAAGTTCTTTAAACAAGTAGATTCTTACATAAAATGGGGAGATTTCTATACTACAGATTTAGAAATAAAATCTGAGATTATCTTTTGTGGATATAATAATCTACATTATGATAATCCTATAATAAACTATATTATAGAGTATGAAGATAAACTCATGAGTTATAATGTAGCTACAATATGTAGTTCTATATTTAACTTAAGTAGGACTATTACTACTTCTACAGAAGATGATATAGAAACTTGGAAACATTGGAAGTATCAGATTTGGTTTGATACTTTTGATTTACTTACTATGCTTTACTCTAATAAACTTAGAGTAGGTTTGAAAGAAATTCAAGTAACTATGCAATATCCTAATGTACAAGAATTTGTATGTGATTGGAGTAAGCCTCTTCCATTAGAAGATTTTGACAATATGATTAATTATAATATCAATGATATTGAATCAACTACAGAGCTTTTAAATAGATGTAAGAAAGATATTGACTTACGTATAGCTATTGAAGACGAATACGGTGTACGAGTCCTTAGTAAGGATGGTGTAAACATTGGAATGAAGATTTTAACTCAAAAGTATCTTGAAAAAACAGGTCTAACCTGGTGGGATATTGAAGGATTAAGATCACCAATGGATTATATACCATTAAAGGATGTAATACTACCGTTTATTAAATATGATAGTCCTATCTTACAGGAAGTACTAAATGATATGAAAAATCAGATAGTATCTCCTGGTAGAAAAGGCTACGAAAATAACTTCGTATTTAATGGTTTACGTTACACTGTAGGAGTAGGAGGGATTCATTCTAAAAATGATCCTGAAATTATTATTCCTAAAGAAGATGAAATGCTCATTGACATCGATGTCGCATCACTATACCCAAGTATGTTAATAGAATATGGATTTTACCCTAAACATTTAGGTCCTGAATTCTTAGAAGTATATTCTCAAATTAAAGATGAGAGAATAGAAGCAAAACATAATGGAGATAAAGTGAAAAATGAGACATTAAAGTTAGCGTTAAATGGTTTGTCAGGTAATCTACAAAATCAACATAACTTCTGTTATAGTCCTTTCGCAGTAATGCAAATTAGGATAAATGGACAGTTATTATTGCTAATGTTAGCTGAAAAGCTGACACAAATAGGATGCCGAATCGTCCAGGCAAATACTGATGGTCTGTTTGTATTACTTAAGAAGAGTATATATGAACAGGCTAATAAGATTTGTCGAGAATGGGAACAACTTACAAGACTTACTCTTGAAGAAGAGCGTTTTGAAGCTATGTACCAATATGCAATTAATGACTATATTGCAGTTAAAGAAGGATATAGGGAAACTAAAAATCCTGATTTAATTAAGACAAAAGGTATGTTTATTACTAAAGTACTATTAGGTAAAGGATTATCTGCAAAGATAATACCTGAAGCTATCATAAAGTACTTTGTAGATGGTATACCAGTAGAAGATACTATAAAAGGATGTACGGATATACGTAAATTCTTGATGTCTGAGAAAACTGGTAAACAATGGCATGTTGAATACATGAACCAAGAACAACAGCGAACTAATCGTTTCTATGCATCTACTAATGGTGGATACTTATGGAAATGGAAACCTGATTCTACATATAAAAAGGGAGATATATGTTATACTCCTGGATATTATGAAACAGGTATAGAAGGTAGCGGAAGAGAGTATGTACATACTGGTAAACAATATCAGAATATGCTTACTGCATCTGGTGTTACTCTTTTGAATAAGTTCGATGATAAACCGATTGAAGAACGCAAAATTAATTACAGATATTATCTTAGAGAAGCTCTAAAGATAATTGGAGAATTACAACCAAGACAATTAGAACTGTTTTAACAGAATCTAACATATTGTATCAAAATTTTAGGATTGTCATAAACTTTAATGCTTATGATACTAGAACTAGATACATCTCTATTAAACAAATATAATATTTCAATAAATCAATTAGTATTTATTTCTCTTGTATTGAATGATAATCAACCTAATAATCAAGACATTCAGGAACTTCTCAGCCGAGTTAATGAAGAAGAGATACAAGAGTTAATTCAACGCAACATTGTTGTAGTAAATATTTCTGACAACAATCAAATTTATAGTCCTTCAGAAGAACTACTTAAGTCTATTAAAAAAGATAGAGAAAGTATGTTCAATGAGTTCTATGAAGTATTTCCAGTTTATGTTACAAGGCCTGATGGTACAAAAGGCTTTCTAAGAGCTAATATAAACAAATGTAGAAAGGAATATAACCGTATCATAGGTAAATCCAAAGCAATGCATAATCATATTATGGCTTGTCTGAGGTACGAAATAGATGATAAAATGCGAACAGGCAAAATAGGTTATATGAAAACTATGTGGAAATGGCTTACTCAACATGAGTGGGAATATTACGAAGAGCAAATGAACTTAGAACAACAAACAGCAAATAGTTATGGAACAGGAATCCTTTAAAACATTACCGTTTAAAACAATAGCTGAAGTAACAGATGAATCTGTTAGATATATTCAAGCTAGAAAGGATAAGACAATCGTGCCTTTAAAAACACGATGGTCTAAGTTCAATAAAGTTTGCTGTGGTGGATTAGAACCAAATATGATTTTAACAATCGCAGGAGGTTCAGGTTCTGGTAAATCAGCATTTGCGAATACACTTGAAACTGATTTAATTGATTTGAATACCGATCAGGATATTGTAATCTTAGATTTTTCGTTTGAGATGCTTAGTTATAGACAAATTGGTCGAAAGTTAAGTAATCGATTAAGACGCACTACCTCGGAATTATATAGTGCGAATGACAGTATAGATGATGCTACTTTAGATAAAGTTAAAGAAGAAGCAGAAAAAATTAAAAAGTATCAAATATTTTATATTGATACTCCTAGTACTGTAGAAAGTATCGAAAAAACTATAGATTATTTTCACGAAACAATAGCTAAGGATAAATGGCTTATTGTTATACTTGACCATGCCTTACTTGTAGAAGGCGAAAGTGAACGTGGAACAATAGTCGATTTACAGAAAATGTTTATTCGTAAAAAGAAATTATCTAATACGAGTATTATACAGATTTCACAGATGAATCGAAATATTGAACAACCTGATAGGATAAACAATCCTTCTATGCATTATCCTATGCGTAGTGATTTAGCTGCATCAGATGCAATATTCCAAGCTAGTGACTATGTGATAGCTTTATCACGTCCAGAATTACTTAATATACTTAGCTATGGAGTTAATCGCTTACCTGTAAAAGACAAGGTATATCTTCATTTCTTAAAAGTAAGAGATGCTGGAGAACCATGTATATTAGAGTTTAACAATGAGCTTAAGTATGGTAATCTGATAGAAGCTAGTCCGAGTACTACGATGCAGCATACAGTAGTATTTAATAATAAAGTAGGCTGAAATTATGAAAAATATTTTAACTATATCTCTTCCGAACAAAAAGTGTGATAAGAATGGTATTTATAAGAACTATTTGCTAAAGCGTTTAGCTCTTACTTATCCTGAGTTGTTAATCGATGGTATCGATACTGAAGAGACACCGTTTAGTTATCAGTATATTGGACCGAGCGATAAGATTCGTTTTGGTGCAGATTTATATTCTGCATGTGACGTAGCTAAGTATCGGAAGTGTACTTACTGTCCGTTTGCAGAAGAAAACTATAGCCTTGCAACACAGTTTGAATTGGCTATGAAAAAATTAGATGATTACGCTAAGCTTCGCCGTGATTATCGTAAACCGTTATATGATTTCCGTTTGCCGGATGGTACTCCTGTTAAAGAGTACGGAAATTTTATTCAGGTAGGTTATAAGCTTATTCCGAAGTATAATCGTGGATATATTATGTCTCTACCTCGCGAAGAAAAGACTATCATTAATAACGTTATTATTATGATTAATAATAATACTGAAATTAATGCTTCATTAAATCTTTAATTTACTTTACAATATCAGATTTTTTCAGATTATATCAAATACTATCATATTAGATGTAAAGTAGTATAACCTAATTTATTATGTTAATACTACCAACTGAAAAGAATAAACCAAAGGTGCAGAATCCACGATTTCTGATACTTTTCGGTAAACCAAAAGCTGGTAAAACGACTTTACTTTCTATGCTTGAAGGTTGTCTCATTATAGACTTAGAAGGTGGTTCTGAGTTCTTAGAAGCACTTTCTATTCAAGCAAGAAGCGTTAATGATTTAGCTGAAATAGCAAATCAAATTAGACAAAAGATTACTCAAACAGGTACAAAACCCTATAAGTATATTGCAATTGATAATGCAACTCGCTTAGAGGAAATCTGTTTACCTTATGCTGCTACTTTATATCGTCAAACTCCTATGGGTAAGACGTATAAGGGTAATGATGTAAGACAGCTTCCTAATGGATCCGGTTATTTATATCTTAGAGAGGCAGTAAAGAAAGTAATTTTTATGTTTAAAGAACTATGTGATAACTTCATCCTCATTGGTCATACTAAAGATAAAATGATTAATAAGGATGGTGAAGAGCTTACAGAAATGGCAATAGACCTAGTTGGAAGATTAGGAGACATTGTTTGTGGTGAAGCAGATGCTGTAGGTTATGTCTATCGTAAAAAGAATGAGACTCATATCTCATTTGAAGGTGGAGATAACTCAGTACGTGAAGCTAGAGCTCCTCACTTAAGAGGAAAGAACATAGTTATTGCAGAAAGTAATGAGAACAATGAGATTACAACTCATTGGGATCGAATCTATTTACCAGAATAAAACACATTGATATGTATAGTAAAGAAAGAGCGCAACAGATAACAAAGAATGACGTTAAGTTTATTCCTGCAGGTATTCAAGAGAATGTAGCATTGAAAAGTGCACGTGTAGCTGAATCTCCTACAGGTAGAAAGTTTTTTGAAGTAGTATTTGAGAAAAACGGAGCAACTCTAACTCAAACAGAATGGAAGCCCGATAATAAAAACGGACAACTTAGTGATGAAGATGTACAGAGAAAGGAAGATAATCAGTTCTCTCGTACTATGCAGTTGCTTCTTTGTTTTTACAAAGACGAAGAACTTGTATTTAACGGTACTAATTTTGAAGAATTTGCAAAAGAAGTAGTAGACTATTTGAATAAAGCAGATAAGTCTAAACTTCTGCGTGTTAAAATTGTATATAACGATAAGGGTTATACTACTCTTCCGTCATATGCAAAATATACTTTTATTGAGCCTATGATATTGCCTGAAGGTCAAACTTCAGCAATTACAGAACTGCGTATTGATAATTTTACTAAGCCAGTAGTTGCAGATGTTGAGACACCTGTAGTTAATCCGGGTCCTAGTGAAAGCATCAGTATCTCACCTACAGTAGAAGCTGCAGTAGAGAACAACGCAGAAAATCCTTATGGATTGCCGTTTTAATAGGACAATAAAATCCTAAGTCTACGCTAGGCATAATATAGCGATACGTGAGTAGCATACCGCCATGTGAGTCTTTAGACAAAATAATGGATTACTAATAGTATGCACTCACGTTTTTTTATTTGTAGAACTAAAAAATCAATTTTTATATGAGATTATCAAAATTTATTAATAAAACTTTCCTTAAGAAAACAGGTACAGATGCAGAGATAGTAGATACTAAGTACACAATTCAAAACATTAACACCAGAGATGGAGTTAATGTAAAACGAGATGAATTGAAAGTAGGAGATATTATCTATGCCGCTATATCTACTACTATAAAAGAAAATGGAAAGAAAAAGCGATTAAACTTAAGAAAAGATATCTACCAACTTAAAGACTCATATGGTAGATTTACGTTTATCGATTATCTTGGTAATGAGTACAAGACATCTTTGACGGCTATTAAGATTATTAATTGTTTATCTGCTAAGCAGAAAGAAGCAGAAATAAATGATTTACTTGATAAGCATGAAAAAGAGCTTATAGAAGCAGAGAGACTAAAGTATCTAGAGGAGAGTAAACGACTAGGATTTAAGTTTACTGACCTTGAGCCAGAAGATAAGTTACGTAGAACTATTGACGCTGGCATAAAGAATATATGGATGGTTGGTCCAGCAGGATGCGGCAAGAGTACAATGGCAAGAAATGTAGCTAAAGAGCTAGAATTACCTTACCTTTGTATTAGTTGCGGTATTGGTACTTCGGCTACCGAGTTTATTGGTTATAAGTATCCGACGCGTGAAAAGACTCGTTTTGCAGAGTTTTACGCTGAGCCATCTATTATATTGATTGACGAGATAACGGCATTAGATCCTGCAGTTGCACAGATCTTAAATGCAGCGTTAGCTAACGATGAAATTGAGACTACTACGGGCTTAGTTCATCGACATCCAAACTGTATTATTATTGCTACTAGTAATACTTTTGGTTTTGGATGTGATCGTCAATATGTAGCAAATAACCAGTTAGATGCGTCCACTATAGACCGCTTTGTTGGTGGTATTGTAGAGGTTACGTACTCTGCTGAATTTGAAGATAGATACGATGCAGAAGTTGTAGAATATGTCCGAATTCTTAGAGCTTTCGTTCAAGAGCAGAATTTACGAAAAGTATGTTCTACTCGTATGATTCAAGCGGGTCATAATCTTAAGTATCATCATTTCATGGATTGGAAATGGCGTCTGACTATTAACTGGACAGACAATGAGAAAGAGCAGTTAACTAGATGGTTAACTGAAAAAGGGATATAAAAAGCTAATAAGAAACATTAAAACAACTTCTATATGGTAGAATTATCTTATACGTACGATAGCATTAGTAAATTTTATGAAGACGCTCTTCATCCTACACCTGAGGGTAATATAGAAGATACTTTGCGTCACTTACAAACTGAAGAAATAAGCTTTAGAGGTAACGATATTGCAACTATTAAAAAGAGTCAATACAGTTATACTAAAGGTCTAGCTGAAATGAAGAAGCTAGATTTAAATCTTAATTTGGGTGGCTCAAAGAGATCTTATAAATGGGATGAAACTGATGGTGATGATATTAGCTATGATCGACTTATAGACGGTTTTCCAGCTATGAAAAAGCGAGTTAAAAGTCATGGAATAGGAAGTGGACGTTTAGTAAACATATATGTAATAATATCCGAAAACTGTGGTATCGGTTCACAAGAGATGCTCGTTAAAGCTTATACTGCAATGCAGATTGTAGACTTACTCGAGAATCTAGGATATCGTGTAGCAATATATTCTTGTGATTGTACTCTTGATTCAAGTGGTATGTATAAAGGAGAGCAAGGTGTTAAATACACGGTACAAGTATGTTTAAAACGACATGAAGATTCTTTGAATCAAGGATTAATACTTAATGGAATAAGTCCTTGGTTTTTTCGCTATTATTTATTTGCTCATCAAAAGGGCAGATATAAAAATGGTTGGGGAATGGGAAGAGCTGTAGAAATGGAGCTTGAACAGACCAGAGAAAATATTGTCATTAATCATGGAGAGTGTCTAAATAAAAGATCTGCCGATAGCAAAATAAAGCAGATAATAAAATTATTCGGAATAGATTGATACGTTATGCAATAAATAGCAGCTATGCCTAAATCCCGCATAGTGGTGTACAAAGATAGGTGTGAGTCCTATGATACGAAGTTTATTTCGACGTCTTTTTAGGAAGTATAGCTTTTATCACTAGATAAAAGATTTTACTGTCCTATAAAATGGTAGCAGTACTGAATAGGGAATAGATGACTTCTGTTTAACAGATATAGGGCTATTGATTTCTTGTATTGATTACTACTATTTTCGTGCGAACACAAAGATGTAAAGTAATTTTCCAGAGATTATTCATATATTGTCTAATATTTTTTTAAACTTTACGCCAATGTAAAATAACATATAATAACAGATTTTATCCTATAGTAGTGAGAGCTATAGGATATACGGGAGATGCGTTAACTGTAATAGGTAGTACAGGTCGCCGAATGGAGATAGCGTGTGGTATGGTTCGAATCCATCCTCTCCCACACTAACGCGTACAGGATATGTATGATAAAAGAAGGGTAAAGAAACCCACAGAATGTATTACTTTAGATTATATATTATCTAAGGTAACCGAATACGACATATATGCTCATTACTTAGGGCAATTCAAAGTAGGAGCTATCTATAATAGTCCATTTCGTAAGGATAAAAACCCTTCTTTTGGAGTTTATTATAGTAAGCGGACAAAACAGCTATTATTTAAAGATCACGGTACAGGAGAATGTGGAAATGTAATTAAGTTTGTATCCTTATTCACAGGAATAACAAACTATAATGATATTCTTAAGGATATTATTAAACAATTGCATATTACTCCTGATACTACTTTAGATAATAGTAAGCAGTATATTCCATCTACAGATACTGTTATTGGAGTAGTACGCCAGGACTTTACTTCAACTGATATAAATTACTGGCAACAATTTAATATATCTAAGGAAACATTAAAGAAATTTAATGTTAACAGTATTAAATACTATTTATGCAATGGTATTGTAAAAGGTATTTATAAACCTGAAAATCCTATGTATGCTTATAAAGTATACAATAACTTTAAAATTTATAGACCATTAGCAGATAAATATACAAAATGGCGTAATAACTTAACTGAATATGACATTCAAGGTTATGCTCAATTACCTAAAAAAGGAGATGTATTATTTATAACTAAAAGTATGAAAGATGTAATGTGCCTTTATGAGATGGGAATACCCGCAATATCTCCTTCATCTGAAAGTACTTTTATTCCTAATGATATATTAGAGGATCTTAAGAAGCGTTTTAAGCGCATTATAATCCTGTTTGATAGAGACCCAGCAGGAGTAAGATATAGTCGTAAAATAAGCCTTAAAATGGGCTTAGAAGCAATGTTTGTACATAAAAAGTATAATGCAAAAGATATATCTGATGCAATAAAAACAAACAGTTTCGAAGAAATAAAAGAATGGTTATATGGCGAAATTAAAAAGCAAGAAAACCAAGAAATAGGGAAAAGTAAAGAATGCACAGCCTAATGTCTATGATGGAATTAGATTTAGGAGCAAACTTGAAACCTATACATACAAAAAACTTAAAGAAGCTAAAATTCCAGCTGAATATGAGTCAACTCACTTTGAGTTAATACCTAAGTTCGAATATAATGGAGAGAAAGTAAGAGCTATGACTTACTTACCTGATTTTATAGGTAAAGACTTTATAATTGAATGTAAAGGACTCATTGGAGATTCATTCCCTTTACGTTGGAAAATCTTTAAGTATACTCTAATGAAGAGTAATTCTAACTATAAACTATATTTAGTTAGAAACCAAAAACAAGTCGATGCTATGATCGATGAATTAAAAACCAAAAATTAACAGATTATGTCAGAATTTATAAAAGTTGGAGAAAAAATTGTCAATAAACCTACAGGTCTTGATTATGACTTGATAAATGGTAAAGTATATAATTTGAAATGGGACCGTTACAACGGAATGTCCTATTTTGAAGAAGATGGTTTACTTAGTCTCCCAGCCAAAGTATATACAACAAAGAGTGATGATGTTTTCATCAAGCGTATAAATACATATTTCCAGAAAACAAGTAAATTGTCTACTGGAGTAATGCTTAGTGGCATTAAAGGTACTGGCAAAACCGTTATGGCTAAAGTTATAGCCAAAAATTCTAATCTGCCTATTATTGTAGTAGATGAGGATTATCCTACAGGTCGTATTAACGATTTCTTCCGTAAGTTCGAAACCCCTGTTACAATTATCTTTGATGAGGTAGATAAACACTGGGATACAGAAGATTTGTTAGGATGGCTTGATGGTGTACAGACTAATGCTAAGAAATTAGTTCTGTTTACTTGTAATAACGAAGATAGAGTAAATGACTATCTGAAAGATCGTTGTTCACGTGTACGTTATATTAGACACTTTGAAGCAAACGATAATGCTCGATTCTTACGTGAAATCTTACGAGACAAAGGTATTGCAGAAGATAAGATTGAAGATACTTATACATTTATTGTAAATAACTTTGGTCTATTATCTATTGATAATATCTTATCATTTATCGATGAAAAACTCTTATTCCCTGAACTTTCTAATGAAGAGATATTTAACGATATGAATATTTCCTCTAAGAAAGGTAAAAAGAATATAATCGGAGAAACACCAGATGAAGAAGATGAAGATGATGATGATTGGTTGTATGATGATGACGAAGAATACGAGGAGGATGAAAGTCTACACAAGATAATTATGTGCTCTTGTAACTAAAAAAAATAAGGCTAGTAGAAATACTAGCCTTTTCTAATATTATGAAAGTATGTGGTTTAAGTGATTTACATGGTAATTTTATTGATATACCAGAGTGTGATGTACTATGTATCTGCGGAGATATAGTAGGATTAGTTGAACAACGTTCAATTGAACAGTCTAGACATTGGTGGTATAATAGATTTACTAGTTGGGTTAATAGATTACCTTGTAAAAAGGTAATTATTACTCCTGGAAATCATGATTTTTTCCTTGAAGATGCTTATAAAAAAGGTTATCTTGAAGAATTACGTAAAGATTTAAGCGCTAGAACTAATGGTAAGTTAGAAATTCTTATAAATAGTGAATATACTTACGAAGGAATAAAGTTCTATGGCTGCCCTTTTATACGTCCTATAAAGTTCCAAAATGGAAGATGGGCGTTTGAGGATGATTATAATGAGGAAAGTAATACTTGTTGTTATGATAATATTCCAAAAGATACAGATGTACTTCTTACTCATGATAATCCCTATTATAATGGTATATTAAACTATCTTATACCTAAAAATATAAAATATCATCTATATGGTCATTGGCATGAAGGAACTTCTTTTATTAAAAATAATAAATACAGACATAATTGTTCTATATTGAATGATATGTATAACATAAAAGATAATTTTAAGCCTATAGTTATTGATGTTAATAAGGACATTGTTCCTATAAAAGAGGATGAGATTCCTCTACCAGTAACTGGAGATATTATAGATGATGAGCAAAATTTAACAGATGAAGATTATGAACTTGATACAGAAAGCAATTAAGAAAGCAAAAGATTTTATTGACGAAAAAGTTATGTCTCATAAATTCGATCTTTATATAAAAACAAAAAAGATAGAAATGGAACAGGATATAATAGAAGCAGAAGAGAATATTGAAAAGGCCTTAAAACAAGGATGTTTTGAGAATGCTTTCATAAATTTTCGTACAATGAATAGAATCAAAGAAGGTTTTGAGTATTTAGACAAATTTGAAAAATACGTAAAAGAAGATCGTAAAGAATGATGAATATAGAAATTCCATATTATGAGGATAATACTAGAATTTCAAATTCAGCAATAGGTTGGTTTCTTAAAAAAGGTCCAAGATATCTTCGTGATATGTTAGATGGAAAAGAAGAAGGTATGAGTGCTAAGTTTCTTGAAAAAGGTACTATGATACATGAATACATTCTTCAACCTGAGGAATTTTGGAAAGACTATGAGATATTAGACTTTGAAGTTCCAAAGGTAAAACAACAAAGAGATTTATGTGAATATTATAGTTCACATAAATTAACAGATCCTTTAGCAGATGATAATAAATTATTATTAGAAGCATATAATAATTCTTACAATAATACAAAATCTGCAGAAATTAGGAAAAACGAAGCTAAGAAGATTGTAGAAACTTACAGTGACTACATTAACTATCTTCAAATAAGTACTACAAAGAAAGTAATTTCTTTTGCAGACTTAAATATGCTTAAACAAATTAAGCAAAATCTCCAAGAACATGTAGCAGCTAATAAACTGTTATTTAATGTTCCGACTACATATACCTGTCATAATGAATTTCATATTAACTGGCAATATAAGAACATAAACTGTAAGTCTTTATTAGATAGAGTTATGTTTGATCACGTTAATAAGAAAATTATTTTGATAGACCTCAAAACAACAAGTGATATTTATAACTTCAAACATTCCGTAGAGGAGTTTGATTATTATAGGCAAATAGCTTTTTACCTTTGTGCTATTACCTGGTATATGCTTAATGAGTTAAATCTCAATGTAGATGATTATGACTTAGAAGCATATATTATTGCTATACAAACAAATGGTAAGTATGAAGTTAGAGTATTTAATATGTTTAACGAAGAGGAGTTACTCAAGCGTAAAGACATAATATCAGAAGCTTTAACAGAAATATCATATCATATCAGTTCTAACAATTGGGAACATACTCGTAAATATTATGAGAATGATGGAATTGAAGAACTTACAGGCTAAGACAGTAGAAGACTTGGATATTGAGATGACAATAAATAGTTGTGTCATTACTAATCCGGCTGATGAAGTTGATGAGAATAAAGTTGAAGAAGTAGATAATTCTACAATTGAAGATAAAGTCGAAGTAACTGATGAAGCAGCATGATAGATTTTAGTAAATACAATAAAGGGCTACGATTATACGCAGCCCTTTTTGAACTAAATCCTCATGTATTTAATACTGATACTTTTATAGATATGCTAATACTTAATAACAATAGTATTGGATTAGTCTATAATAGATTATATGATCAGTATATTATCTCTGAGATTACTCAGAATAGATTCTATTATAATAAACGGTTGGTATTTTATAATGGAACAAAACAATATGCCTATGTACTTACTCTTTTTGATAAGGAATACATAGACATTTATAAAGATATTTATACAAACGGATCTTTACTCTTAAGTAAGCAATTTTTAATTAAAGTTTGTATTATTTGGAAAGATTTTTTAAGTGATTCTTTTTTTGATTGTTTAAAATGTGAAGCATGTGAACAGTGCCAACAAAAAAGCCAGGTGTAATAGCCTGGCTTTATTTTTAATTACCTGCGATTTGTTTATCGTAGTATCTTCGTTTACTTGGAATATCATTAAGTTCTATAACATTCTTAAATGGAGTAGACTACCAGAAAGCTTTTTCTAGTTGAGTATCTCCTTTGTATGCTCCTCTAGATATTACTTTATTTTTATCTTTTTCATCTGTAAATAATCCATAGAATTGTTCTATAGGATAAGATACAATTACACCAAAGTTATCTATTAAGCTATATAACGGTGTAGGAGTTTTAATAGTACTATATACATCTGTAAGCTTATATGGAGCTCCTGATTCAAAAGAGGTTCTTGCCATTACATAAGCAAATAAGTTTAATAATTTATTACGCTTATCATCATCTGCGGCTTGTCCTGTAATATAGGCTATAAATGGCCACATAGCAAGAATAAGAGATAATTCTACTTTAAGTTTTTTAAGATTAGTTCTTGTTAACTCATCTTGTATTCCTTTATTTAATACAAGTTGGTTAAAAGAAGTAGTAAGAATATCTATACCTTTTTTGTCTTTGTATATTTCAGAGAATACTCTTAATGGAGTTCTTAATAGTCCTTCTACATATCTCTAAGAAGTATAGTCCCACTATTTAGACATTGTCCATCTTTCTTGCATAATGATAGGTATATACTATCTATGCATCATACACATAGCACCAAATACATTAGTAGTAAATTGTGCTTTCTATAAAGGTGTAAGCTAACCATCTGCAGATGCGGCTAGATTCTTAGCCGTATTACCTACAGTAAATTTAGCTTTATTAACAGCATATTGGTCTTTAGGGTCAATGGCTTTTAATTCTCCATTAACAAATTTGATAGAAGCTTTAAAGGATTTGTATTTCTTCCAATTATCCTTAGTATCTTCTGTTCTACCATATTTGTTGAAATATTCCTCTTTAGATAGAAACACACCGTTTACATTTTTATAGTTGTACATAACAGAATTTAGAATTTGTCCTTTAATGAAATAATCAGACATAGAATAAATTCCAAATGCCCACTCATTCTGTAATACGTTGAGCCATCTATTACGGTTTGTATTTCTTGACAAACTTTCTAATGTAGAACCTACTTCAAAATAATCCATAGCTGCCATCTGAGGACTCTTATAATGCTTATTGCCAGCATTAATGCCATACTTAAAGGTATCATATACTAAGTCCTTGAAACCCGCTGCTGCATCAGAAAAATCATAATATCTACCAGTAATTGCATTTACTAAATGTGAATGCAAAGCTGTAAAGAATCCAGTAAAAGCACAAGCAAAATTCAAACCTAAGTTTCGCAGAGTACCATAAATACGTAAGTTATTAAATAACTTAGTAATGTTATACTCTCTTTCTCCAATAGAGAATGTAATAGAGTTAAGCTTAACATCATATACATTCATATCTATGAACTTCTTCGCAAACTAATAAATGTTAGTCTAATCTCCATCTTTAGGTTCTATTTTCTATTTGAAGAATTTCTTAACAGCAGCTGCTACTCCAGTATTAGAACCAGTATACTTTCTTTGACCTAAGAAGGCTTTAATGTTTTCTACTTTAGCTTTAATAGCTGATTTCTATTTAAAGTTCTCAGCCATTTTAAAGTATTGAATAACAGAACCAACCATATCTGCAGAAATAGTAGCAGGATCATCTAAGTCTTTAATAAAGTACTATGGAACCATAGCTAAAGAAGTACCATCAGGTGCGGTTCTAACCTTCTTCTGCATACCCTAATCATCTCCCTTAACAGATACACTATCAAGTAAATAATCTTTAGTAGCAGTAAAAGGATTATAATTATGAGCCTTTAAGAATTTATACCAAGAGCCTGATATCTATGGCAACTTATACTTATTTAAATTATGTAAATTATCTAATTTATTATTAGACTCTTCCATAGTATCTATAATAGCTTGACGTAATTCCTTAAGCTCTTTATTCTGCATCACAGCTTTATAAGCCTTACTGTTATCATATAAAGACATCTTAGGCTGATAGTATTCATCATTAGTTCTATCAAAGTTCTTATTGTAGAAAGGAGATTCTTCAGATATTTCAGAGAAATTCATTGAAGGTTGTACAGTTATATATTTATCATCTTTAGGTACAATCTTAGTATAATAGGATTTAGGATGTACTCTACCTTGTGCATCTCTATAAGTATGTCTAAGCTCAAAATCTTGAAGAGTACCAGGCATTTCCTAATCAAGCATAGCTGCTTCTGCATAGTCTCTTCTATATCTATCAGTAGGAACTATTTTAGCTATGTCTTCAAACTTAATACCAGCTTTCTACTTATTTGTTTTCTTAGACTTACGAATAACTCTCATTCGAGCATCTAATCTATTTATTAAGTTCATAACATGATTAGACATAAGATTAGTATTAATCTCGCCAGTCTTATCATCTCTGAAAGCATTAAGTATTTCCCTTTTTTGACGGTTTAATTCCTCATACTTTTCTCCATAGTTAGTTCTATCTACTTTAGATAATAAGTCATAGAATTCTTCAGAATATACTGTACGAGTATTTCTTTCGTACCACTTATTATAGTCTTTATCGCTAAGTTCTTGTTCTTTCTATTTACGTACTGCTTCAAACTTTTCCAGATTAGTCTTCATTTTAAGACCTTTGGCTATCTTATCATTAAGTTCAGTAAGTTCGTCAGCTATTTGTCTTTCAATAGAACCTTCTGGCTTTTCATTACCCATAAGGTCATACTTACTTGCCAATTGTTTCTTTTCTAAGAATAAGACTTGTAACCTATTCCACTCTTCTTCAGTAAACTTCTCATACTGAATTATGCCATCTATATTCTTATACTTACTAGTAAGGTCTCGGATCTTAATCATAATATTTTCACGTGCATTAGACGCTTCATCACTAAGAGCATTAAACATATCATAATACTCTTTAGTATATTTACGCTCACAATGCTTAGAAAGCCATTCATTACGCTTACGATTATACTGAATACGTAATTCTCTATTCTCTGGTAAAGTTAATTCTCCAGGATGTAAACCTAATTCTTTCCTTGTATCCTCTAAGAACTTTTTATAGTCTCTTTGAAATTTACCGTAATTCCTTTCTCTTACTATATAGCCTGTAGTTTTACCTTCATCATCTACTTCAAACAATACTTTTTGATTGTTACCAGCAGCCTTTAATTTCTCTAATAAAGAGTGTGCTTTCACAAAAGTATTATTATTAATAGTATTTTCAGTATTTTGAAGTATATTGAATAATGTCTTGATAGCTTCATCATTAATCTTATCGCCTGCACCAAACCATCGTGTAAGAGAAGAGATATCGTTATTAGTCTCCTTAGTATTCTCAGCTAAGTAATTATATATAGTAGGTGAACCTACCTAGATACCATTGTTAAGCATAATCTCTCTGGCATTCTATACCTACATGCGCTTAACATGATCAGAGCAGGCATCAAGAATAGATTTACATATAGATAAGTCTGACATCAATTTATCATATTCTTTAGTTCCTATAATATCACTATAACTTGATAAGTCTACTAAAGAATTATACACTTCATTTGCATATTTACAGTAGAATCCGAAGTAGTTCTTATTAAGAGAAACTAATCTTTCGTCAGATAAAGCATTAGTACGATTATTATACGCATCTATTACTTCTCTTGCCACTGTTCTAATATCATCCTTAAGTTCGTCAGTAAAGTCCATAATAACTTTTATGTCCTCTATAACTCCATTCTATATATTCTTTATCTGATATTTGATTTGTTCTTTTAATTCAGTTCTCTTAGCTGGATCCTTTTCATCAATAGAATTAAGACGAGATATAAGACCTTGTTCGAGATTCTTTCGTATACTTCTTAATCTATCATCTAATTCTTTCTTAGTATTAAAGTTATACTTATTTAAATTATCAATAGATACTTCTATAAATCTAGCATTTTCATCTGTACTAGATAAAAACTACTCTTCAAAACTTAGGTTTCTTGTCTATATATTGGCTGACAAATAATCAAAGCTTTTAGCTCTCTCAATTATAGCCTTATCTCTATCTCCATTATATTTCTATAATAGGTCTTGGAATAGCTAAGACTAAGATCCATCAGGATCCTAGTCTATAGCATAACCATTATTTTCAGATATGACATAATAAGCAGCGTCTTCACTATTAAGTACCTTTGCTACTTCATCAAAAGCTGCTTTAACTTCTTTATTCTTTAAATTTAAACACTGCATAATTATTCACATTCTTTTCTACGTTTCTTACCCAATTCCGCTAATGCAGACATATCTTCAAAACTTTCATTCTGTGCTGTATCAGATACAGTTTCTATATCAGGAGCAGATTGGGCTTCAAATACTTCAGTCAATTGACTTACATCTTCTATTTGTTGCATAAAATCTTCTATTGCCTCAATTGCAGTAAAGTCTTCTGTTTCGATAGTACCATATACAAAATCAGTAGCTTCTTGCATCATTTCTGGAGTAATAGTAACATCTTCTGTTGGAACAATTACGTCTTCAACATCAATATTAGATACATTATCCATAACAGGATTTCCATCCTCTGTACCTGCTATTTCCTTTGCATCCTATTCTATTCTTGCTTTAATAGAATTTATTTCTCCAGGGAAGAACTGTTTAGTAAAACCAGAACCAGCTTTAGGATCTTTAATAGCCTTTAATGCTAATGCTTCAATTTCACCTTCAGTCAGTAATGCATTATAATTAAATGAATTAGCTTCAAATGCAGAAGGTTCTAAGCTATGTTTCTAGAATTCCATAACTCTAAATCCATTATCAATAACACCTAATTTAGGTATTCTTTGATATATATACTTAGTACCTCTTCCTACAGTTTCACCTTCTTCATTAATATAAGAAACTTGACCTACTTTTCTATATAGTTCTGTTACTTTAGAAGTACCAGCTCCATTTACTACTTTAATAAATTCTTTCTTAGAACGTGAAGTAGCAAATAAATCTGTTTTCAAGGTAGTTCTTACTCTTCCTCTTTCAGAAGTACGATGTAATACTTTATCCCCTTTTTCCACATTTATTTCAAATGGTTGAACTACACTATCATCCTACCATAAGTTACGTGCAATAGTAATATTGATAGAAGGGAAATACAAGGCCTCAGCATTATCATTCTCTTCAGCAATAGAAGCATAAGCAGCTTGATTAGAGGAACTCTTAAATGACTTTAAACCTTCTTTAATAACATTTACGTAACCGTTTTCTTCTTTCCACTTATTAGGAACAAGATTAAAGAAGTTATTACTACCTCTTTCATCATAAGAAGTTAAGTATGCATACTTAGCTAAGTCATTAGCAAATTCTCTAACTATAGGATCATCAGACTCAAGTAATTCAGCAAAAGCAGATACTAATTGATTCTCGGTCTCATAGTCATTACTTAAGGAAGAATCAGATAATACAATACGGTCTATTAACTGTACTGTACCATCCGCTTGATATTCCTGTAAATAATTAAGTAACTGATTACGTATATAACCATCTTGACCAATTAACGACGGGAATCTATCTTTGTTCTCCATTATGTACTACTTGATGCCAGTTAACCTTTTACACATACTATCTTCGCCATATAGCATCCCTACTAATTCTTCATCAGTAGCATGTAATGCGGGTAAGTCTCTAGACAGTCTTGCTCTAATAATAGAGTCGATATAGGAAGAGAATCTGTTTACGAATTTCTTATCCCCTATATGCTTATAAGCTATTGCCTCTTGTCCATTATTATATACAATGTCCTTTCTTTGACCAAATATACCCATTGCTGATGTGAAGATATTCTGGAATACCTAAGTTGCAGGGAATGCCTAAGAACGCAATAATTTACGTGGTAATGATGTACCATGATGTAGCTTAGTACTTAAGAATGTTTTACCAAAGTAAGTACGTAGAGCTTCTTGAGGATTCTTTTCATCAAATTCCTATCCTTCAATAACGAAGTATTCTGCATTATCATAAATGAACGTCTCATATGAATTTCTGAAGTTCATCTACTGAGCAAGAGTGTTACCAAACTTCTTAGTATCAATCTAAGAACGATGTACCAATTCACTTAATCTCTTAGCATCATTATTAAGCTCATTATAAGCTTTAAGAACGATTAACTAAGTATAAGGATCTTTAGTGGTTAGACCGTTGATAAGACTACTATCATTGAACACAGTACTTCTATCGTGTACAAATTTAGTTTTGTCGTATATTAAATCTATACCTACTTCATCTGCTATACTATTATACTTCTTAATATGATCATACTTAGTAGGGTCATTATTATCTAAAGAATCTATATATGACTTGTATTGTTTAAAGTACTTGTCATATAAAGTAGCAACTACCTGATTTTCAGTCTAAGTAGTAACACCATATACACCCTTATTAGCAATCATAGAATCAGCAAATTCTTTCAATATAGGCTGTGCTAAGAAATAGAACGTAGTCTTACCCATACCACCACGTAACAGTAAGTTAGTCATGTTATAAGTAACTTGATTTACATTCAGAGCCATAATGTACGGATCTTTAGCAACGTCTACATGTGCATTAATCATTGCTGATAACCAGTCTAGTATTCTAAAACCATCTCTACCTCTGATAGCATCTATAGTTCCTAAACCATAAGGATTACCTTTAGTATATATCATCTATAGATGTACTAATTGAGTTAAACAGTGATTAGTAGAATTAAGTGCAAACGGAGCGATACCTGCTTTACCACCTGTATATTCCTCTTTACGAGCAAGTTGGAATGAAGGCAATAGTTCATACATTGGCAAAGCTTCCTCTTTAACAGAAGGCTGTATAAGAGGTAGAATATCTTTCTAAAGTAACTTAGTAAGAGTATCAATAGAAGCTCTAGTTTCTGCCATATTCTTGCTATCTGATACTACTAACTGATAACTCTATATAATCATATTCTACAACGCCTTAGTACTCTGCTTGTCCTCTGGTAGTACGTTTCCTTCTTCATCTGTCTCATACTGCATTATATTACCATTCTCGTCATAATTAAGAGTAGCTAAATACAATTTATCAACGTCGAAGTCAGAACCAGTCATAGCAGTAAATTCATCAGGAACTATGATGGTATCACCTATTCTATCTGGTAACACATCTACTACTTTAAAGCTAAACGTTGAAGAAAGACCCTGAGTAGGAATACGATAACCAACACCCATAGGAGTAGCATCCTTACCTATTATACCTTTCTCAAGTAACCATCTTCTCATTTGGCCATAACTACCTTGATACTCTTTTGGTACAATGTGTCTAAAGAAGTTAGTACTAAGCATGACATCCATACTACCGTCTTTATTCAAGAAACGTAATTTCTTACCATCATTAAATGCAGTACCTATTGCAGATTGTTTACGAGCACCAGTAGCTTTGAAACCAAATGAAGACATCTGAATAGCTGAGCCACCTGGAGTATTTAAATCTACTACTTGTTTATTAATGTAGGATATTATTCTACTTTCAACCCAATTTCTTGAACTTGTAGCAGCAAGAGGAATACAGAATTCACCGTTTTCATCTAACTTAAATCCATCAATGACTTCATCAGACATACCTGAGGAAACTGCCTGACTTATTAAGTAATCTGATAAAGCCTTATTATTAATAGTACCATCTTTAAGGAATCGTTTTAATACGTCATTGGCTCCTCTTACAGATAATCTATTAATAGCACTCATTACTCTTTCTTTGATTTGAGCACCTGTAACAGACTGTCCTTTATTATTACCATAAGTACGATTATCTATAAGGTTACCAAGGCATATCTTAACTGCCTAAGTACCAAATGAACGATCCAAATGTTCATGAGGACTAGTATTAAGCTGCAATCTTAAGTTACTGATATCCTACTTAAATACTGGTAGATTACCCTCTTGGTGATACTTATCATAAGACGGTTTGCCAAGATCTTCTATATTGAAAGTATTATTCATACTATCCAAATATGTTTGATACTTTTGTCTACCACCTACTTTAACAGCAGATTCAAAAGTAAGCATATCGATAGTTCCCAGTTCCTCATTGTTCATACGCTCATAGAGAAGTCTATTATCACCTTTAGCTAACACTTTAAACATAGGGAACATTGCCATCTTATCAAATACTGGTATATTCAAATTAAGCTGACTATCTCGATGATCACCAAAGTAAACCATCTTCAAAGGATTGATAAGAGCTGAAGTAGTTTTAGCATACTTAACAGGATCATTAAGCCAACTTTCGTCTTCTCCTTCCATTATTCTGTATGCTTCTTCTATTTCATCAGACCAGTTACCAAGTGCTTTCATAATACGCCTGTATAAAGCAGGACGTACATATACAGCAGCATCAGATTGATTAATAGCTCCGTCACTATAAGGATTAGCGCTATTCTTAGAATAACTATCTACAAACTTCTATTGCTCTTTATCCAAAGAATCATAGAACTTCTATTCCTTTTCTTCAGTATTAAGAGCTTCTATCAACATATCATCTGTATAAGCAGGATATCTTTGACTAAGCAAATCTCTTAATATAGAGTTACGGAATATCTTATACAATTCTCCATAGTATTCAGAACCAATTTCATTATCCTTCAAATGCAATACACTAATAGAAGTGTCATTTTCTGCAGGATTGTCCCATATAGTTCTAAGATTAGTACCAGTAGAAAGTACAGCAGATAGACGTTTGATCTTGTCTACATCTCGACCAGATATAACATCGTAGCTTGCTATTACTTCTCCACTATCGTCTCTTACTTCCTTATTAAACTTCTTCCATTTATAGTAAGCAGGGTCACCTGTAAAGCATTTCTCTACCTCTATAATAGATAAAGCACTATTAGCTACATGAGAACCAATAATAGAGTACAGTATATCTTCATTAAGTAATGAACCTTCTTCCGTAGTATACATACCATTATTAGCTGCTTTTTTATAGTAAGAGTATATATTATAAGGAATAAGTTTATTTACAAACCTACCATTTTTGAAGCCCAATATACCTCTATTTACAAGTTTGTTCATCTCTCTTGTAGTAGCTCCTACAAGTAGATTATTCATAGCTTGATAAATATTAGCACTTGTAGTCAGTTCTTCACTACTATTAACTCTTTCAAAACCGAGCAATAATACTTTAAGATCTTTAAGATACTACATTACTTCTTCATTAGAACCATTTTTTTCGAGGTTAGCTAAATCCTAGTTAATATTAATGATTCTGTCACCAACTCTAAGACTACTAAAGTATCTAAATCTACCACCATTACCACTAGCGTCCATCTTACCATTCTTAATCTTACCGTGGTAATTATCAACTCTCAGAGTAGGATTCTTCTCTACAAATGGCTTATGAACATAGTAATCGAATACTGCATCAAATTCATCTAACCAGTAATTAATAAAGATATCGAGAGTTCTTTTACTAAATCGTCTATCATCAGTAATGATTAAAGACACATCATCGGGTATCTCTTCACCTAATACAGCATAGTAATTAGCTGTACCTTCATCAAAGTACTTAGAGGTTATAGTATCTCTTACTAATTGTAAACCAGATATACTGTACCAAGTCTTTTTATCAGACATAGTAGGTAGTATCATCTGATTGTTGAAGGTAAGAGTTAATTTAGCTATATAGTCTTCAATAGGTGTAATGCCAAAGTAATCACGACTTGATTCTCCTATATTAAGTGCTAAGAAGTTATGCAACTTAAAGTTAGTATCTTTAGCATTTGCAATCAAACTTCTTCTACTATAAGGAGTATCTAATATCTATTGTCTTTTACCATGAGCATCTTTATTGATATTACGTACCTAATCTGAAAAATAATTATTTTCGCTAATAGGATATACTAAAGCACCATCTGCTCCTACTACACTGAATTCTTGTGGAGACGGATGTACCTTACCATATGCTACAGCCATTTTATTAATCTGAGCATCCTTAGAGCTATAATTGAATATACGGTCAATAGTTCTTGCTGTACCTTGCCCAGAACGCTTTTTAATATAAGATTTACCTGATAAGCCAAGAGCTACGATATCACCTAATACACCGTTATTAAAGCTCTATCTTTCCTTAGAAGACCAGAATGAAATAAACTTGTTTAATTGTTCATTATCTGTAATGTTAGAATCTGGCATCTAAGACAATAAATAATTAAGAGCTAATTCATCAAATGGTATTTGAATAGCATTACATATTTGTATGAAATTATCTTTCATTTCCTGTAGTACTAATTCACTATCAGGCATATTTTTCTTTAACTTCTTAGCTTTAGTAGCCAATATATTAAGTCTGGTTCTTCGTGAATTGACATACTTAACAGCGTTAGGATCGAGATATCTCTATCCGTTATCATCCACTTTTACATTAGCGGATGCAAAAAATGCCTTAGACCATCTTGATGGTAAACGTCTAATCTTTCTAAGATTATCACTGTCTAACACTTCCCAAATAGATCTCTTAAGAGCAGCAGCTGTTTCAAAATCCCTCTATTCATCTGACATATCATATGTAATATTAGGAGTATCCGATTTAGCCTCAATCGTATTCATCTGAATTTTAGCTGACTTAATTGTAGTCTCTAGCTGAGTTTTAGTATTATCGTCAATAGGATTCTCTTCAGATGTAAACATTTCATTCAATGCATAGAATGTGGGATCTGTTTCAGCTAATCTAGCTGTAGTATCAATAATATCTTGATAAGAATCAATATCCCACAAATTCTCCATTATCTTATTCCATACAATATTGAATGATTCAGTAGTAGGAATACTAAATATTTCATCTAATACTGGAGCTATTTCTCTAGTAACTACTCCAGTCTGTTCATCTCTAATAAATGTATATTCATACTTAGGTACAGAATAGAAGAACAGTTTAGCTCTGAATGCAATATTATCTTTCTTAGATATATCTCCTTGATTTTTATCCCAAGTGTTATCAGGATTATCACCAGTTTCAGTATCTAATCTATTATCTTCTTC